GGAATTAAAAGACAATTGCAAGGACAATCAAACTATGTAGTAAATGGTGGATTGAACTTACATAAAAACAACAATACATTCAACATATCATACAATAGAGTTGGAGATAGAATATCAGCAGTAGGATTTCAAGGATACCCTGATATATTTGAAAACTCTCGTGATGTAGTTGATATTGTTATTCTTCGTAAAATTAAAAACGGAGAAATTAAATTAGCAGTATCGGATATATTCAGACAACCATTTGAGTATTATCAAAAACCAAATAGAACTTTAATTAAAACAAACAACGAAACAACAGTTTCACTAACACTAAATTACAACCTATGAAAAAATTATTAGTATTGTTCGCAAGTTTAACAATCTTTGGATGTTCTAAAGATTTGGGTGGAGAAGTTACACCAATCAATGTACCAACCTCAACAACTTTGAGTGGTAATATCACATCAACTACAACTCTTACATCGGATAAAGAGTGGGTATTAAAAGGATATGTTTATGTAACCGATGGTGCTAAAGTTATCATTCAACCTGGCACAATTATCAAATCTGATATAAGTGAGAAAGGTGCATTGTGTATTGAAAGAGGAGCACAAATTGTAGCAGAAGGTACTGCATCAAAACCAATCATATTTACATCTGGTAGACCCGCAGGAGAAAGAACTCCCGGTGATTGGGGTGGTATTGTAATATTGGGTAGAGCAAAAACCAATAGAACATCCGAACCAACTATCGAAGGTGGTATTGGTAGAGCATATGGTGGAACAAACGATTTAGATAATAGTGGTATCTTAAAATATGTTCGTATTGAATACGCTGGTATTGCGGCAATGCCAAACTCTGAAATCAACGCATTAACATTGGGTGGTGTTGGTAGTGGAACAATCATTGAGAATGTTCAAACTATCTACGCTAACGATGATGCATTTGAGTTCTTTGGTGGAACTGTAAATGCAAAAAACTTATACGCATATGGAACTGCGGATGATGATTTTGATTTTGATTTTGGATATAGAGGTAAAGTATCTAATTCAGTTTCTAAAAGAGACCCACAATTTGTAGATAATGGTGATGCAGGAAATGGTGTAGAGTGTGATAATGATGGTACAGGTTCATCAGCAGAACCATTCACACATCCTATATTAGATGGTGTAATTTTAATTGGACCAAATGATGCAGCATCTTTACCAAACCATAATTTAGCAATGAGATGGAGAAGAGCAACTCAATTTGAGGTTTACAATTCTACAATCATTGGATATATGAAAGGTGGGTTCTCAATGGAAAGTAACGAAACTGCACAATTCTACAAAGATGGTGTAAGTAAATTTCAGAACAACAAAATTGGTTCATTTAATTTATTAAACTTTATCAGTAAAGCAACTACTATTATTACATCTGATGCGGTTAAAACAAAGGCGTTGAGTGAGGGTAATACTGAAATAACTTTAACTGCTAGTGAAATAGAAACTTTATCTAAACCAAATTGGACGAATGGTTGGACAAAATTCCCAACAAAAGGAAATTAAATGATAACAATAATATAACAATAGAAAGAATATAATTGTGATATTTATATATACAAACTAAACAAATAAATGTCATCCTCAAAAACCCTGTTTATATTAAAAAGAAAACAAAACTATAATCTTTCAACCGATTATAGTATTGGTTTAAGTACCGGCCTGTACAATTCAGCTCAATTTATGAATCAAATGCTATTAGATGGCGGGTTTGATTCTCAAATGGTAGTTGTAAATGATAATAACGATATAGATAGAGAAGTAACTCTACACAAACCAACCCACGTTATTATTGAAGCTCTTTGGGTTGTTCCATCTAAATTCGAAGTTCTTTGCAAATTACATCCAAACGTTAAATGGGTAATTCGCTTACATAGCGAAATACCATTTTTAGCAAATGAAGGAATGGCAATGGATTGGATTGGGGAATATAGTAAATTTGATAATATTATTATTTCTTGCAACTCACCACAAACTACCAAAGATATTGAGTTTTATATGAGTACAAAATTAGGTATTAAAAAACATATAGATTTTTTACCAAATTTTTATCCACAACAATACAAAACTAAATCATTCAATAAGAAAGGTGATACGATTCACATAGGATGTTTTGGTGCAATTAGACCTCTAAAAAATCATCTTATACAAGCATTTGCAGCAATTAAGTTTGCAGATGAAATTGGTAAAAAATTACATTTCCATATCAATTGCGATAGAGTTGAACAAAAAGGAGAACCAATATTAAATAACTTAATAAGTATGTTCAATCATTTGGAACATAAAGGTCATAAGTTAGTTCATCATGAGTGGAGTGTTAGAGAGCAATTTATTCAATTATGTTCTACGATGGATATTGGAATTCAGATATCATTTAATGAAACTTTTAATATTGTAGGAGCTGATATAGTTTCACAAGGAGTTCCTTTGGTATCTTCACCTGAAATCCCTTGGGCTAATTCATTATTTACTGCAAGACAAACTAATACTGATGATATTGTAGATTCACTATTATGTACTTACGCATATCCAAAAATAAATGTATTATTAAATCAAAGGGGTCTTGAAAAATATACAAATAAAACAAAACATATTTGGTTTAAGTTTTTCAAATGATATTTATAGTTATAAAATAATTATAGCTATGAAACAAATATTATTATTTTTTTTGTTATTACCAACATTATTGTTAGGGCAGATATCCTCTTGGAGAAGTGGTGCAACAACCGCACCACAACAAAGGAGTAGTGTAAATGTACCATCCAATAGAGAATACTCACAACCAAATCGTAATGATAATGTGAGTAGATGGAGAAGTACACCACAATATAGGCAATATCCAAACACACCATATTTTCGTAATAGAGAAGTTTGGGTAGGTGGGATGTACCCTTGGTTTAATGGATTTGGATATTACAATATGTATCCATATTATTTCTATGATGATTTTGGATATAGACAAAGAGGTAGAGTTCGTATCTATAACGATGGTAAGAGGGATACTATAAGTGTTAAACCAATGCGTTGGGCATTTGGTTTACAAACATCAAAAGGTAATCAAATTGGTGGTTGGTTGGCAATAGGACATGTAAACTATGTCTTATTAGAATACCAGCAAACAAATCAAATACATTCAGCATCTTATTTCCCACTTGGACATTTAGGTATTGTTGATTTTCCATTAGTAGAAGATTGGATATCTAACAAAGTATTCTACGCAGGTATTGGTAAGAGGTATGGTAGAAACGGAATGCACATATCTTTGGGTTTGGGAAATGAAGAAGTAAGATTTCAGGGAAAAGATAAAATAGGATACATAACATTCCCAAAATATAATTCGGACTTTATGACAATGAAATTTGGTATAATACACGACTTCAAATATGTTACTCTTAAATTAGATTATGACCCTATACGAAGAAATGGTATTGTTGGGGCTGGTATAAATCTGTAAGTTACACTTTTTAATCAAAACAGCATATGATTGAAAAAGTTAAAAGTTTTATTAAGTGTATTATTCATATTCTGTCTAGCTTCCAAAGCTAACGGACAAACAACATTTACACAAACATTTATAGATAAGTGTACTGGAGAAGTAAAACTCGCCACTACTACTTATGTCAACGGAAGAGCATTTGTATCTTTCTATGACCAAATGAGAGTATTTACACCGGATGAAGTTACAAGTGGTGTAATGCAAATGTGGTTACAATCCGTATATGTTGCATATTCAACGCAAGGGTGTGCTACAAACCAGGTAGTACAACAAACTATACAACAAACAGTAAACCAAGCAGTTCAGCAGGCAGCAGCTCAAGCGGCTCAACAAGCAGCTTCGGCAGCAGCAACACAGGCTGCATCTCAAGCAGCTTCGGCAGCAGCTTCGCAAGCAGCCTCATCAGCAGCAGCTTCAGCAGCACAATCAGCCGCAAGTTCAGCTGCATCATCTGCCGCTTCTTCTGCAGCAAGTTCAGCTGCAAGTTCAGCTGCATCATCTGCCGCTTCTTCTGCGGCTAGTGGAGCGGCTTCATCGGCAGCTGGTTCTGCCGTTAGTGGAGCAGCAGCTTCGGCAGCTGGTGCCGCAGTACCACCACCCCCACCAACCCCATCCGCACCTGCTCCTTCTGCTTCGGCTCCGTCTGGTGGAGGTTCAACCACACCGGCATCAAATAGTTCTTCTGGTGGAGGAAGTGGCGGTAGTAGTTCATCACCAAAAGCAGAAGCAAAAGCAGAAGCTAAAGCTGAAGCAAAAGCAGAAGCTAAATCCGAAAGTAAGAGTGAATCTAAATCAGAATCAAAATCCGAAAGTAAGAGTGAGGAAAAGAAAGAAGAAACTAAATCGGAATCTAAAAAAGAAGAGAAGAAAGAAGAATCTAAAAAGGAGGAAAAGAAAGAGGAGAAAAAAGAAGAAAAGAAAAAAGAAAAAATAGCACCAATAAATCCATTATTATTAGCATCGGATTTAAGTGTAGTAGAATCATCTCCATCTAAATTTGATGCTATCTTAACAACCGGTGTATCTCGTTCATCAATGGCTGGGGATGAAAGTTATTCAGCAACATCTATGATATGGAGTAACTTAAAACAATTTGCAGTAAGTGGTGGTTATACTAAAATGAACTTTAAAGATGGCTCATTGAATTCTATGAACTCATACTCCGTAACTGGAGCATATCTAAATAGAACCTATATGAGTTTGGTTGGATTGACCGTAATTATACCAAACCCAAATATTGGTGTATATGGATATAATGTTGGTTTAGTTAATTTATTCTCACCAAAAGCAGATGGTGGATATGGATATAGTGTAAGTAATTCTGGTGTTGTATTTTGGACTAAACCATATCAAACTACAAAAAAACTAACTCTTTCACCACAAATATTTACAATGTTACCTGGTGGTAGTTGGGATACAACTAACGGAGAATTCACTTATAGTTCTGATGTTGGGTTTTTATTGGGTACTTCAATTGATTACAAAATCAGTAAACGTTTTGGATTTAGTTTTAATTACAAAATCAATACGTCTACTGCTGCAGGGGCTCCGATATTAAGTAACTTTTTAATTGGTTCTAGATTGATGCTTTAAGAAATAACTTCTTTATCTATATGTAGAGGTTCAGTATGTTGTCTTTGTTTTCTAACACCATAATGAGTTGTTGTTTTAGCAATTGTAGCTCCTAAAGAACCACAAATTAGAATTATTGTAATTAATAAATTTATCATTTTTTTGTATTATTTGTATTGTTTTATCACTTTTCTAATATAAGTATTGGAAAAATACTAAAAATATAATAAAAATAGGATTTTCCCAATAAGTTGAAAAAGGTTCTTTATATAATACAAAAATATTATAATTTTATTGATTATTAAGTATTTAATATTTATTGGTGTAAAAAATATACATTATGAACACGTTTCTTAAATTAGGTGTAATCGTTATAGCAATCGCAGTTGGGATATTTATATTCCGTGAATGTTCTTCATCGGATACACCGGGTGAAACTGTGAATGTGGATGGTAAAAAATATGAGTTGATAAAACACAAAATTGATACTTTTGTTGTTGAGCATACTCAAATTAAATATAAAAGAGGACAGGATATCTACCACGAAACAATTGTGGAAAAAGAGAAAAGAGTAGAAGTACCAATTTATATTAAAGCTGATAGTGAAAGAATTGTCAGAGAGTATCATCAAAAAGTTTTGTATAAAGATAAGTTAGTATTAGATAATGATTTGGGAACAATTGAATTAACCGATACTATATCTATGAATAAAATTATTGGTAGAAAGTGGAACGCTCAAATAAGGGAAAGAACCATAACTGATACCAAAATAGTAAAAGAGTTACCAAAGAATCAGATTTACGTTGGAGCACAAACTATAATTGGAAATTCGAATGTATTGGTTGGTCCACAACTTACATTGAAAACTAAAAAAGATAATATGTATGGTGCCGGAATGTTAATTGATGGTGATGGTAAAAAGTACTTAGGAGTTTCAGTTGGTTGGAAAATTAGACTTAAAAAATAAAATGCTCAACGAGTGTATCATTGTATCGAAAGAAGTTGGTGATAAGTTTATCTTAGCAAAGAATAGAGATAGAGCTTACAAACCAAAATTAGAAATTATCCACACTATCATAAATGGTGTGGAAGTTGCATACATTCACGATATGATTACCGATTGGAGTGAAGGTATGAATGAGTTTGGAATTGGTATTGTGAATTCAGCTCTAATGGTGGGTCACGATGAGGCAGAAGCAAAGTTAGTAAAGAAGAGTGGTAAACCATCCAAAGATGGGAAAAAGATTAGAACTGCACTTTCACAAAAAACTTTAAGAGAAGCAATCAAAGCAGCAGTATTAACCGATGGTGGTGTTAATGGACATACATTTGTTTCATCCCCAAGGTATATGGTTAGTATTGAGAAAACATCAAAACATAAACCTAATATTATTTTACATAATATGGAAAATCCAGTTGTTCGTACAAATCACGGACATATGTTTACTAATGCTGGATACACACATGGAGAAAAATACTTATCATCTAAAATGAGAAAAATATCGGCTGAAAAATCAGTTGATAAAGTTGAAGATTGGAAAGAGATTGCAAATGCAATGAGAAAAGAATTCTTTCCAAAACAATCTCAACTTAATATGGCAAGAAAAGCCAAAGAGATGTTCACATCATCTCAAACTGTACTTAACCTTACTGATAGAATATTACAAGTAGAATATTTTACTGATAACGTTGAGGAATTTGTTGGTATAACTAATAAGTTACCAAAGGACTACAAAGCTAAAATTAGTATTGTGGTTAAACCAATTCAATCCTAACTTTTTATAGTTTAGATATTTATATACAAACAATATATAAATAGAATTACTATGTCAACCGAATTCGAATTATTCAAAGGTAAAACATTAGGTTCACTTTTTGAGGATATCTATAATAACCAAACACAAAAGAAAGCCAAAATATCCGAACTAATCATTGAACTAAAAAAAATGGTTAGGCATGCTGGGGATATGGCTGTTATAGGTCCTTTAATTAGAGACCTTATAGATACTTCCGTTAAGAATGATGACCAATTAGTTAAATTAGCAAACCTTGCTCAAAAACTAATAGCATCGGAAAAGAAATCGGAGGGTGATGATGGATTCCTTTCAGCATTTGAAAAAGAACAACTACTTAAAGATATTGAAGATACTCAATTGGAATTAGAAAGAGTTGATGAATTGGAAAACGAAATAGAAGAACTTAAACTAAAAGTAAAATAAAATGACATTACAAAATTCAAGTGTTGTATCTACGCAAATAACACAAACAGGACCGATAACTACTAGCGTAAGTAAGGGAATGGGATTTGTATATAGTGTTATATTAGATGAAACACATCCTGCTATAAAAGATAGTAATGGTAATAGAAAAATATCATATATAGGAGCAATTGAATATAGGTTTGCAAATAATGTAGCATCTGATGATGCAAATTTACCAATTGCATTTCCATTTGATAAAAATTTTAAAAATTTACCGGTTGTAAACGAAAGTGTTGAAATTTATCAAAATGGTAGTGTGTCTATGTATAGGCGTGTTGGACAAGATATAACACCAAATATAAATTCAGACCAAAAAGCTATAACAAAACATTATGGTGAAAAAACAAAATTAGATAATAAAGGTAATGATTATAATAAAGTACAAACCACTGGTATAGTTAAAACAAATGTAAACGAATCATTGCAATTAGATGGGTTTGGAAAATATTTTAAAACAGAAAGGGGAATACACAGATTAAAATTATACGAAGGTGATAGTTTGGTTGAAACACGGTTTGGACAATCTATAAGATTCTCTGGATACAATAATCCTAAAAATGTATTCTCACCAACTGTAATAATTAGAAATGGCGAAAGTCAGATAACAAGAAAAAAACCAATAACAGAATCTATATTAGAAGATATAAATAAAGATGGCAGTATCATTGCTATGACATCTGACCAATATGAGTTATCGTTTTTACCTGGTACTGTTAGTGAAACTGGTACAACTGATTTTCAAACAGCTCCAACATCATTTCAACAATATCCATCTAAATTAATTGGTGACCAAATTCTAATCAATTCTGGAAGATTGATATTTTCTGCAAAAAGTGCGGAAATGATATTTTATTCTAAAAAGAATTATGGGTTTATATCAGATGGTGCCATGTCAATTGATAATGCATTGGGGATTGATGTTAGTGTGGGTGGTGATATAAATGTATTAACTAACGATAGGAGTGTTCATTTATATACAGGAAATGGTTCTATTATATTGGGTAGTCAGGGATTAGAACCATTGGTAAAAGGACAAACTTTAGTAGATATATTGGGTGAGTTAATAGATACAATTGTAGCACAACAATATCTAACTCCATCCGGCCCAACTAAAATAGGTCCTGAAAATGTACCAAAATTTGCATCTATAAAGTCAAAACTTAATTCAATGTTAAGTAAATTAAATCAAACTGCTTAAATATATGGCAACGATAATTCAACCACCATTACCAAAATTTGATACTACATCACTAAATGCGGATTTGGCTAATAAAATAAAAGCGCCTGAATTGCAAGAAATACCTGATGGTAGTGGTAATTTACGTTCTATGATAAAAGACCAATCTATGCAATTGGGTACTAATATAGAAGGTACTTTAGACCAATTTGGAGAAAACATAGAAGCCGAAGCAGAGAGAAAAGCTGCAGAATTAGAAGCTGCTGCAAAACAAATAGAAGCGGCAGCATTAGCAGCTGCTAAAATGATTGAAGAAGAATTAAAAAGAAAAAAAGAAGAAGCAAAGAAAGCAATTGAAGATGCAAAAAAAGAAGCAAAGGAGGCATTTCAAAAAGCACTAACCGCAAAAGAACAGGCGGAAGATATGATAGCAAAATTACGTGGATTTAAAATACCCAGATTAAAAAAATTAAAACCCATACCAACAAAAGATTTACCAGCACCTCCTCAATATGCTAAATATATGGATGCTGATGCAAAACGGGAATACGCCGAAAATGCTAAAAGTTCGGCAACAAAAGGAGAACCACCAATAGTATAAATTATGTCTTGGGAAATATTTAAACAAAATATTGTAAGAATTTCAAATAGACCAGGTAGTATACCTGATATAGATACTGTGGCTAGGGCTTATGCAGTTGAATACGATGCTGCAATTAAAAGAGGATTTGATACTTTAAATAATATAGCAATTCAGCAAGGTGATGTTGCAACAATGGAAAGATTGTTTAAAATTGCTTTACAAAAAGGATTATCATCAACAGGTCCATATGATTTAGTTGGTGAAATGGGAAAGGGTGTAATTGCGTATTGGAGTGCACCAGGTGGGCCTGCTAGTATAGCTGATAATGCGGATGGTATTGATGCGGTGGAGGCTGAAGCAATTCAAACCGATATTAATAGAGAATACCCAAAAACTCAATTAGAGTATGAAAGACAGTTTCCATCAAAAGAAGCCGCAATGGCAAATAATAGTAATGTTTCACCAAAAGAAGCATTAGATTCTGTAAACGATTTTAATAATGAAAAATCCCAAAGTAATGCTGATACTAAATTAGTTGGAAGGGGTGATACTGCATTATTTAATAAATGTGGAAATGGAATATGGCCTGCATTGGGAACTGCTCCAAATTTTGAAATAAGAAGTATAGAAAATGCTGACTCAGATTGTCCTAGAAAATGGTACAAAACAAATCAAGAATATCTAACAAAAAATTGTACTCAAATAATGTTTCCAACTGCCAAAGGTAGTTCTAAAATATTAGTTCATAAAAATTTGGCAGCAATTATAAAACCCGCATTAGAAGAAATAAAAGCAAAAGGATTGCAAAGATATATTGAAAATTGCGGAGGTGGGTTGGCTATTAGAAATGTAACTTGTGGTACTAGATTATCAAATCATAGTTGGGGAACTGCGATTGATATGAATACGGGAATATACCCATATGGTGTAAAATTTAAATCAGATGGAATTTATAGTGGTAAGAAAAAACTTAGAGAACTTAATGAATTTGATAAAGGATTCCAACAAGTAGCAGCAATATTTAAATCAAAAGGAATGACATGGTTAAGTAATAATGACCCAATGCACGTTTCTATATATGAATAATTATTAAGATATGGGAGCTATAATGAGAAACTTTCCAATACCACTTATACCAGCACCAGGCTCAACTGCCAATGTTGCTGTAATAAATAATGTGGTTTTAAGTCCGGGAGTTTGGGGACCACCACAACCATCGGTAGGAGCAAGACAGGGAGATACTTTATCCGAAGAGGAAAAAGCTGGTGCACAAGAAGATTTGGATGTTGCAAAAAAAGATTTGCAAGAATTTCAAAATGACCCAACACCCGAAGGACAGGCTAAAGCACAAACTGCAAGAGAACAAATAGCATATCAATCGGAAAGATTGGGAAGTGGTGAGAATGCATCTTCATCGGATGTATCAAATGAACCAAAGCAAGAGATTATAGCAGATTTGCCACCTGATATGGAAATAGGATTAAAAATAGTTCAATATGCTTTAAGAGATTTAGGAGTAACTGAAAATCCACTACCACCGGGAAAACCTGAAAATTCCGGTCCAAGAGTTTTACAAATGTTAAAAGGTGTTGGATTTAATACACCCGCATATTGGTGTGCTGCTGCGGTATCTGCTTGGTATAAGAGTGCTGGTGCAAAATCACCCAATAGTGCATCATGTGATGTTTGGATGAGTTGGGCAAAACGAAATGGATTGTTTAGTAGCAAACCTGCAATTGGAGCAGCTATTTTATATGGTAGTTCGGCAGATGCACATCACATAGGAATTGTTGAGGCAATAAGTGGGGATAGAGTAACTACAATAGAAGGTAATACTTCTGGTGGTGGTTTTAGTAGAAACGGAGTAGGTGTATTCCGTAAATCAGCAAGAATTGCAAAAGCAGTTGGATTTGTATTACCAATAAAAAAATAATAAAATGTCAGCAGTTAGACCTACGGATAATACTGGAGTAATAGTTGATGAGTTCATTCGTTATGCAACTCAACATTTAACTACTGTAACCGGCGTTATATCAACAACATCTTTATATCCACCTTTGGGTACACCCGGACCGGGTATTATAAATTGGACAGGTTATACAGTTCCCCCAGCAGCACCATCAATACCTATTGGTCAAGTTGATACATCTGCAATAGAAATGACACCTGAACAAGAAGCAATAGCTGAAAGAGCATCACAAAGGGGAGCTGATTTAAATTCTGCAACCGCAGCTGCACTATCTGGTGTGGAATATACAGGCGGTTCTTCTGGTGGAGGTGGTGGAGGTGGTAGTGATTCTGGCGGTGTAGTATCTTTATCCGCAGATAAATTGCCGGTTGATGGTGTTGAAAAAATACCTAATTACAAAACAAGTGTAAAAGTTCCACCCGAAATAGTTGTTGCTATGAGAAAATATGGAGTGGGTAGAAGTCCTTTGGAAAGAGCACACTTTTTAGCACAATGTGCTCACGAAAGTGGAGGATTTATTTATAGAGAAGAATTGGCAAGTGGAGCTGCATATGAAGGTAGACGTGATTTGGGTAATACACAACCTGGCGATGGTGTACGATATAAAGGTAGGGGATATATTCAATTAACGGGTAGAGCAAACTATACAAAATTTGGACCTGTTGCTGGTGGTGATTTTGTAGGAAATCCAAGAGTAGTTGCACAGCAATATTATGCTGATACCGCTTGTTTATTTTGGAAATCAAATAGTTTAGGTCCAAAATGTGTTAATTCATCGATTGATACTATTAAAGTTGTAACTAAAAGAATCAATGGTGGTTATAATGGATTGAACGATAGAGTAAGTAGATTTGCAGTTTATTGGAGAGAATTACAAAGAGACCCGACACTTTGGGCATAAATCCCAAAAATAAACAAATCAAATATTTATATTAACAACAACGAAAGATAATCAAATGAATACGGATAAATTATTAAAAGCTATTCAAATTCTTATCAAAGAGGAGTTAAAACAACAACTCCCTGCTTTGATTAAAGAAGGAGTGAAAGCGGAAATGAAAAAGGTTTTAGCGGAAGGAAATACTAAACCACAACCTAAAAAAGAAAGTGAAGGATTTTCAATGGCTAAAGCAATATTGGGGAATGATACTATTAAGGAATCGGTTGAAACTAAAGTAGTAGAAACTAAACAATTTAGTAAAAACCCAATTATTAATCAAATTTTAAATGAAACAAGAGGTGGTATCCCACAAGGTGATGGTGGTTTTAGAACAATGAATTTTGGACAAGGTGATATGGGGTCTGTTGTAGGTAGAACTGCAGTAGCTGATAAAATGGGATATGGTGATTTAGCTAGAGGACCTCAACCAAGTGGATTAGGTGTTCAAACTGGGGTGCCTGAATTGGATAAAGCATTGAACAGAGATTATTCAGAATTAGTAAAACGATTTAATAAAAAATAATGGCAGTATTATTAGGTCAAAGGATGGTTAAAGATACAATTGCATATAACGATTATGCTATTGGTATTACATTGCCATTACAAATAGGAAATAATGCATTTAATCAATCATTTAAAACAATTGACCAAGTAAAAACAAATATTAAAAACCTTTTATTAACAAAAAGAAAAGAAAGAGTAATGCAACCGGAATTGGGTAGTGGCTTACAAGAATTACTTTTTGATTTTAATGATGACTTTTTAGCTGATGAAATAGAAGAAGTTATTACAAACAGTATGGAAAAGTGGTTGCCATACGTTACTATTGAAGAAATTGATGTTAGACAGACTGATGAATTTAAGGATACCAATCGTGTTGAAATTTCATTAACATTTAGTATAACAAATAATGTAGGTATGGAGACAGTAACCTTTACAGTATAAAAAAATGGCATTAACTACAATAAATAAGAATTTTAAAAACAAAGGAAAAGATATAAAATATCTAAATAAAGACTTTGCTGCATTTAGAGAAAACTTAATTGAATTTTCTAAAACATATTTTCCAAAAACATATTCTGATTTTAATGAAACATCACCTGGTATGATGTTTATTGAATTAGCATCGTATGTTGGTGATTCATTATCTTATTATGTAGATGATACTTTAAAAGAATCATTAATGCCATACGCTGAAGATATTCAAAGTGTAATTGCATTATCTCAATTTTTGGGATATAAACCAAAAGTAACATCTCCAGCAATAACAAATGTATCGGTATATCAATTAATTCCATCAATTGGAAGTGGTGTTAATAACAAACCAGATGAAACATATTTTCTTAGAATAAAAGAAGGTATGCGATTACAATCTACTGAAAATGATATTTTATTTAGAACAACAGACGTAGTTGATTTTAATGATGAAAACAATAGAGAGATTACAATTTACGAAAGAGATGTAAATACTGGAGAACCTACTTTTTATTTGGTTAAAAAATATGTACAAGCAATATCAGCTATCACATCGGAAAGAACATTTACGTTTGGAGCATATCAACCATTTCAATCAATAACATTAGATGAAACGAACATTATTCAAATATATGATGTTAGGGATTCGAATGGAAACAAATATTATGAAGTTCCATATTTGGGACAAGAAATGGTGTATATTGAACAACCAACAACAGAATCAAATGATGCTGAATTATATCAATTTAAAACAACAGTTCCATATATTCTTAAAACTATAAAAACACCAAGAAGATTTGTAGCAAAAGTAAATCAAAATAGTACAACTACATTACAATTTGGAGCAGGTGACCCATCCGCATCGGATGAACAATTAATACCAAATCTTAAAAATGTAGGACTTGGTTTACCAAACTCAATTAGTAGATTGGAAGAATCATTTGACCCAACTAATTTTTTAAAAACAAAAACGTATGGAACATCTCCATCAAACACAAGTATTATTGTTAAATATTTTGTAGGTGGTGGTATTAGTTCAAATATAGTTAAAGGTGATTTGACTAGAATAGTTGGAATAGAATATGAAGATGATATTGATTCATTTACAAATGCACAAATAGCAACATATAATAGTATTAAAAATTCAGTAGCAGTTGATAACGAAATACCCGCAACAGGTGGTAGAGATGGTGAAACTATTGAAGAGATTAGACAAAACGCATTGGCAAACTTTGGTGCACAAAATAGAGCAGTAACTGCAAAAGATTATCAAGTTAGAGCATTATCATTACCATCAAAATATGGTGGTGTTGCTAAAGCATTTGCAACTGCAGATGGTACATTGGATAATAATTCACCTGCTTCTATATTAGCATCACCAAATCATTTACAAGAGTTTACGGATTTGGTTATGAGTTTTGTTAATAAGCCTGATTCAGAAGAACCAACTATACAATCCGTTAAGCAAGATATTACAACATATTTAATTGGTAAAGATTCCAACTTAAAGGAAAAAAATAATCCGTTTGCAATTAACCTCTATTTGTTGGGATATGATTTAAACGGAAATCTTACAAATCTTAATAAAGCAGTAAAAGAAAATCTTAAAACTTATATGAACGAATACCGAATGTTGACAGATGGTGTTAATATAAGTGATGGGTATATTATAAATATTGGTGTTGAGTTTGATATTATCATATATAACAACTACAACAAAAGTGAAGTACTTACTAAATGTATTACTGAATTGAAAGATTATTTTAATATAGATAATTGGACATTCAATCAAACAATTAATTTAAGCGAAGTAGAATTACTAATAGCAAACGTTGAAGGTGTATCATCAGTACCAATGATGAAAATAACAAATAAATGTGGTGGAAATTATTCACCAAATTCATATAACGTAGATGCTGCAACTAAAGATAAAATTGTATATCCATCGTTAGACCCATCTATTTTTGAAATTAAGTTTCCGGATTCAGACATTAAAGGACGAGTAAGATAATGATATATTTTTTAACAGCATCTAAAGATGCAACATTGTATTTACAGCAACCCAATCAAAATACTGGGCTTGATGAGATATTGGAAATAAATAAAGTATATTATGGAAATATAAAAGATATAACCCATGCTTTACTTAAATTTGAAATGGGGTATCTATCATCTTCAATTGTAAGTGGTGATGTATCAATGAGTAATGCAACTCTTATTTTGAGAGAAACCGAAAGTAATGAGATACCATTAGATTACACAATATTTGCAAATGCATTATCTGGCAGTTGGGAAATGGGTAAAGGTAATCGATTTGATGAAATTGAAACCGCCGGTGTAACTTGGAATTATAGAGATGGTGATAATAGTGTTGAATGGTTAGAAAACACTTTTAACACAAACACAACTGCTAGTGTAAATAATGGAACTGGTGGTACTTGGTGGACTAATTATCAGGCATCTCAAGGATATAGTTATCAAACTGCTGATATTGAAATGGATGTTAAATCTATTTTAAGAGGATGGGTAAGTGGTTCTATTCCAAACGATGGTTTTATTTTAAGGAGAGATGTTGACAAAGAAAGAGATACAAATGATTACGGTCAACTTAAATTCTTTTCAAAAGAAACGCATACAATTTATCAACCAAAAATTAGAATAGGTTGGGATGACCAAAAAATTGTAACTGGTTCACTAACCGAATTAACAACCGAAGATATAAAAGTTAGTATATCTAATTTAAAGAAAGAATATAAATTAAATAGTATTCCAAAATTAAGAGTGTTGGGTAGAGAATTATATCCATTAAAAACATTTACAAGCACATTTGCATATAATGATGTTAAGTATTTACCCGAAACTACATATTATCAAATAAAAGATTTACATTCAAACGATGTAATAATCCCCTTTTCGGAATATTCAAAAGTAAGTTGTGATTCAATTGGTAACTATATAAATTTAAATCTTTCCAATTGGGAGGTTGATAGAAAATATAAAATAGAATTTAAAATAGATAGAGATGGTTCTATTTCTTATTTTGATGATAATATAATATTTGGTGTAATTAAGTACTAAGATGATAAAAACAGGTTTACAAAATGAAGCAATAATATCCGAACTTTTAGTTAGTGGTTCGCAAATCATTGATACTAAAAATGATTTTGGAGTTTATATGTTTGAAGATAAAGAAACTTCGGATGGTATTGTATTTGGTAAATTACAAAAACCAAAATATAATGAAACAGAAATAATAAAATCAATTGATACAACTATTGTAGAATTATTACCATTAGAAGTACCAAATTTACCAGAAACTGTTCTTAAATTTATCTATGATGCTAAAGTTGCGGAAGTTGCGGATTTGACGGAAAATATTAGAGAACTAAATACTGAAATATCATCTTTAGAGGGAACTATAAGTGGTTTAGAAACCGAACTTGAGGCAATGAGAATTGATATGGATAATAAAGATTTGTTACTTGCGGTTGCGGAAAACAATGCACAACAATCAACAACTAAAGTTCAGAGTTCAATACAAGAATTACAAAACGCTATCCAAAGAGCAACTGCTGAATCTGTACAAAGAGTTTCGGCATATGCTAGAAATGAATCTTTAAAAGGACAGGTAACACAATATGAAGAGCAGGTAAGTACATCTACAAAACAAATAATTTCATTAAATGAATCAATACGTCTGCAAAATAATACCATTTTTGAAAAGGATAGTGCAATAGATGCATTAAGTAGAGATAACTCCGCACTTCAAACAAATTTAATAAGAAGTACTACCGCCAATAAGAAGGGAAAAATTATTTGTAACATGCTTTATGAGCAAGGATTTATACCTCAACACATATGGGCAGCAGATGAGGCATTTGGTGAGATGATGTTGAAAGAAAATAGACACGTTGCTATGGGTTACTTAATGTGGGCACAATCTGTTGTGGATTATTTTACTAAAAACTCACAATATTCTAAGTATCTATATGTAGCAGTTAAACCTTGGTCAGAACATATGGCACACATAATGGGTGTATTACCAAACGATAATTTAATTGGTAAAGGATTGCACTTTGTAGGTTGCCAATATTCATTGATTATTTATAATGTAGTTAAATTAAAAAGAAAATATAAAAAGAAAAAATTATCATTGGGATGGCTATAAGAACATTTAAAGAGATTATAGATAATAAAGGATATCGTATTGAAGCCAGAGATAGAGAAATTTTTGAGCAGGGAAACCTACAATCTTTTTTTGGATTAGGTGACCAAGATGCTATTGAGTTTATTATGTACGATACAAATGATAATCAACTTCCTCAAAAAAATGGAAATTTGGTTACATATGTTACACTATCAACCCAAAACATAAAAGATTACATACTATTACCAGAAGGTACTATATTCCAAAGATATCAGTTTCCAAAAGAATATTTTGTAGATATTGAACGATTGATTAAAGAAGCTGGATACGATAGTGGTATTTTTAAAACTCAAATAACTTTAATAAATAAAAGAGTTGGTAGTGAGCAAAAATACAATAAACTTTGGATAAATGAAATATCACCATCAAGAACTGAAATTAGATTAGTTCCATTAAAAAAAGGATTAGAAACTAATCCAGAATTAAGAGAACGATTTAATTTAATGATAAGAGATGGTAATTTTAGAGATGATACTATATATTTTGTATTTAAATTTATTGAAAATATAACTCCTACAAAAATATCATCTTATATGAGAGATAGATATTCAGAGAAATTTTTAGTTAGATTAAAAACAGAATTTAAAATACAGGATTTTGAAACATTTGTAAGTAGAGTATATGATACATTTGTAGAATCTTCTGCCTATGAATTTACAAATAGAATATCTGAATTAAATAATGTAAACTATGGAAAACCAAAAAATAGTAGACCTTCAATTGAATTAACTAAAAGTACCATTGTATCAATTTGTCAAAGATTATTAATAGCATCTTTAGATTATCATTTGTTAAGACCTGATGTTAAAACAACAACTACATTTGATGCAGGTAATGATGCTAGTTATGATGAAGTGGGTAAAGTTTTACAAAGATTAAATTCAGATACTAGAATTGATACAAGAAGTCCTATTATTGAATTAGTAAAGCAATCTCCACCAGTACTTACGCCTGTTCAAGAAAAAATACGAATTGTAATTAGAAAGGAAACTCCTATTGATAAAACACTTCCAATATCAACACCTGTTGATTTTCCGGTCGTAGAACCCGAACCACCAAGACAAGAACCTGAAGTTATTGTAATGAGAAAATATATGGTTTCTAATTTGGCAAGACAAAGAGATGGGGCTGGTCAAATGGTAGTTGTTAGATATCAGAACGAATTTAAAGATGGTAAACAAATACAATTGCAAGGTGGGGATTCAATTGATATTTGTGCTTTGCAAAATAGTATAAATATTGAAGACCCTGATGTTAGGATGATGGTAAAAGATGTAGGTCCTTGTGATAAAGCCTATGAACGAGTATCACCAGCAATCCCTACCGATGAACCTCGTGGAGGCGCAGCCGCTGGAAGCGGTGGTGGGGGTACGACCGGTGGGGTGATTGGGAGAAATGATAGATTTGAAACTGGTAATACTACATTCTTTGAAGACCCATCCGTACAAAATATGATATAGGATAATTTAAAATAAAATATTTATAAAATAACAATACAATAATAAAATAATAAATGGCTGCACCAAAACAAATAGGATATGATGATTATGGAAATCCATTATTGGATGAATCTGGCGCACCTTTATTTATTGGTGAGGGTAGTGGTGGGAATCCAATAGGTTCACCAGCATTCGCACCCACTCCACCACCTGCTACTCTTCCCCAGTCCACATCATATACATTTCGTCTTGAAAACATAACTGGTGATGATGTAGTATTTTCTTATCAAGCTCCTAATTCTGTTTATAAAAATGTAACTGTTTTTGCATATTCAAACAGAGAAGTTTGTGCTATACCAGACACATTTACATATCCACCTGGTTTAGATGTTACTCAATTAAGTCCCTGTGATAATCCAACTGGTGGAACTCCATCAACACCGGGTGGAAGTACCGAACCGATTGATGGTATTGGGCGAACTCCTGCACCTGTATCTGCAACTAAATTTAATCTTAGAATTATAAGTGCAAATGCTGCTGGTAGTACTCAAAAATATGTAATAAATGGAAAAGAATATTCCGAAGCAACTAATTATGAGTTTGATATAAATGATTTTAAGAATGCAGTTGAAATTATACCAAATTACAACAATAAATTATATAATTTAAAAAACGCGTTTAGAATACATACACAACGTAGTGGAACATTAGCTATTTTTGAAACTCTAACAAAGTATGGTTCTGATAATTCTGGTTCCGAAATTAATAGATTTTTTGATACATTCCCAACAGATATTACAGTAACATTTGATTATGAACCATTTGCATTACCACCCCCAACAAATGATTCTGTTGAATTACAACTTGAATTGGATGGTCAAAGTGAGTCTGCAGTAGTTTTATTAGATAGTGGAGTGGAATATCTTGTAAAATCTGGATATTCGGTAATAAATGTTAAATTAGGCAGTACTTTTAAATTATATTCCAATGGTAGCGATTATAATGTAACAAGATTACTTGGTATAGAATCACAAGGTGATAGAGATGTTACTGCATTTGATTTAAATGCCAATGCAACAACACCCTCACTTGAATTAAGTTATAGAGTAAAACAATCAGTAAAAGTTTTCATAACAACTAATTCGGTACAAAGGGTTGAAAGTAGACCAAAAATAGTTCCTGGTATTAGTTTTACTGCTGGTGATAGTAGAGAATATAATACAAATTCTGAAACTGGTGTTGCATTTACAATCGGAAAATCTGGCGGTGTAAGCAGAATTAGAGTATCTGTAAATAATCAAGAATACACATTTAGTGATTTAGGCAGTGATGGTGAAACAATAATTTATTTACCTGATGCAGCATTCCCAACACCTGGTCAATATAGAATTATAATGGTCCCATCCAATGGAAATGGTGATGGGAATCCAATAGAAGGACTTGTAAGTGCATTTGCAGATTTTTGGGTAGGTGTTCCTGATATTAGAGATATTGTATATCCATCGGTATTAAGAGGACCTGATTATACTGGAACTAATGTTGATTTTGATTTAAGTTATAAAACAGTTAATGCTGATTTTGTTAGAATATCAAAAGAGGGTAGTTCACAATATATTCAAGGACCTGCATCTGGTACTATAAAATTAAATGTACAACAAATTTTAGATTTAGATAATACTCTTACTTCGGAAGATGAAGATAAGATTTCATTTACTTTAAAATTAGTTGCATATAACATAAGTGGGTTATCACCTGTTATAAGTAGAGAAGAATTTATTACAATTCTATTTGATAAGGGTGATTTAATAATCCCAAGACCATTAGCAATGAATAGAATTGCCGATGGTTTCTTTTCACAATTTAATACAAATGTATTTGCAGATGAAACTTCAAAATATTTAACACACTTATTACATTTAGGCGATGGTGATAACAAAGTAGTTACTACGTGGGTTGGAAGTGATAATAGTTTAATATTAAAATTATACGAACCATTAACAACGGCAGTACAAGCAAATCAACAAGTTTGGATTTCAAAATTACAATCAAATCCAATTGTTGAAACTGTAACTTTAAAAAACGAAGTAGATGAATTTTGCCCTCCATTAAAAGGACCTAATTTCAGTTTAGATACATCCGTTGGTATTGGATATAAAGTGTTTGATGAATTGACTGCAAGTGGTTCATATACTTCAAACGATATTGTAAACAAATATTTGGAGGGTAATGGAATTGATACATCTAAATTAAATATATCATATGCAAGTGGTTCTGTTTATTTGTTTAATAATTTTGTAAATTTTAGTTCTGCTGAAGAAAGAGTAAATAACTTTTTTTATAAAGTACAATTAATAGAAACTTATAAAGATAAATATACAAGATTAATAGCAGATACATTTACAAATCCATACATAGATTTACAATCAAATTTATTAGCAGAATATGACGCTACAAATGCAGATGTATTTTTAACAACATATAGTTCTCAAAACAATGCAAATTTAATAACTGAAGATACTATATTTGATTTAATTCAATGGGAGATTAATCAACCAAAAGGTACTGCTCAAATTTCCGAAGCTAAAAATATATTAGAAAAAGCAAATGTTTTAATTAGAGGACTTGATGGATTTGAAAAATGGTTATATACGGATTTAATATATTCAGATAGTTTATCATACCCAAAAACTACTTCAACAAACGGTCTTACTGGTTTAACTACTTATGTTTTAAAACCAACTACCGATAGTGAAGTTACTGCTTGGTATGAATCTTTAATTAATTTGGCGTATGAATTTGACAAATACAATCCAAATTATTTAGTAAACAATATACCTGAATTTATAAAAGAAGATTATGATAATAATGATTTCATACTTTTCTTAGATATGATTGGGCAACATTTTGATATTATTTGGGTTTATATTAAAGCATTATCTGGAAACAAATTATTAGAAGAAAAACAATTTAAAGGAGCTACAAATAATCTTATATATTACCTATTGGAATCAATGGGTTGGGATGGTAAGAGAGCGTTTGATTCACAATTCCTTTGGGAGTATGCGTTTGGAACTGATAGAGAAGGTAATCAAAAATATGGAATGCCATTGGAAGATGCAAACAATCAAGTTTGGAGAAGAATCCTAAACAACCTACCATATTTATTAAAACATAAAGGTACATCCAGAGCTATGAAAGCAGCTATGGCTTGTTATGGTGTTCCCCAATCCATGTTAACAATTATGGAATATGGTGGACCGCAAGACCCAACAAAAGATGGTACTACTAAATTTACATTTGATGATAGAACTGCTGCAATTAAATTAAACTCTGGTTCATATAATTCTTCTGTTGTTGTTCCTTGGAAATCAATAAATGGTTCATATCCACAAGGTATTGAATTTAGAATAAAACCTGATAACGTACATAATACAACTATTATATCATCATCTCAATTTAAATTAGATATAATACAAACAACAGGTTCTTTTGCAACTTTACGATTTGGATTGGGTGGTAATGCAATATCAGCAGGACCTTATATAGAAACGCCATTTACATCTGCATCCGTATCAACTACTTATTTTACAGCATCTATTGAATATGTGCTGGGGCCTGATACTGTTAGTGGTAGTTCTAATTTTCCATTATCTACCGAATATTATAGTAATGTTTTAATAAATAGATATCAATTAGGAGGTCAATTTTCATCCGCATCACGTTATGAGGTATTACTAAAAACATCCGATGGACAACGAATTGTGAATTCCGTGAGTATGTCTTTTGTTAGTACAAAGGAATATTGGGAAAGTGGTTCTAATTTAACAATAGGTAAAGATTTTGATGGTAACTTAGATGAGTTTAGATTATGGAGAGTTCCACTGCAACCATCTAAATTAGAAAATCACACATTACACCCAGATGCTATAAATGGAAATTCATATACTTCATCAACGGCTGATTTATTATTTAGATTAGATTTCGAATATCCAAAAAATAGAATATTAGACCCATATATTAAAAACGTTGCTATAAACACAACATATGGTGAAAATTATGCTACGGCTAGTAATATGTACCCCGCTACACTATATCCGTATCAATACACTCCATATGATAGAACTGTAACAGCAACTGTACCATCGTTGGGATTAAATTATTCCAATAAAATTCGTTTTGAAGAACAAACTTTAGTTGGAGATTTATCTCATAAAGTAAGAGCAACTCAAAAAGCGTTTGATAGAGCACCAATAGATTCAAATAGATTAGGTATATTCTTATCTCCAATTAAGGAGTTAAATATGGATATTGTAAGAGCATTTGGTGATTTTAATATTGATAACTATATTGGTGACCCATCGGATGATTATAAAGATAATTATACAGAATTAACTAATTTAAGAACTTATTATTTCCAAAGATTAAATAGAAACATATACGAATACATTCAATTGGTTAGATATATTGATAAATCTTTATTTGATGTATTGGAAGATTTGGCACCAGCTAGAGCAAAGGTATCTAAAGGTTTATTAATTGAACCGCATTATTTAGAAAGAAGTAAAACTAAATGGAGTAAGCCTGAATCCGAAAGAGGTGATTATGAAACATTAATAAACACATTTGAAGATAAGAAAATTGAATTAACTTATGAATCTAAAGATGCTTTAATAGATGCATCTACTCAAGTTAATTTAGAAGGAGATACTCCAAACTATGATACTATAATAAATGCAGAAGATGTATATACATTGGAAGCAACTAATCCAAACTACGATACATTAATAAATACTAATGATAATATTATAATTGAAACCGAATATCCAACATACCCACCTACTGGTTCTGTTAATATTGATTGTAACTTGGGTTCAAAAATATTAGCTGAAGTAGATTCGTTTACAACTACTATTATTGGATTTGACCCTAACTCAATTGCTAATGCAGGATTTGGATTATATGCAGAAAATGGTAATAGTATTATTAGAAAAATAGAACCGGTATTTGGAAACTTTGAAACAACTGGTAGTAGAAGTAGTGTATTTTTAGTAAAAGAGCAATACAATACAAAAATATCAACTCAATTAAAAGGTTGGCCTACAATTGGTGCTTTACCTGGTGAGCAAGTATATTATGAAGATGTAGATGTAACAAATTACAGATATAAAGTTTCAATTTTACCATTTAGTGGAAGTATTAACGTTGGAAACGATACTGTTGAAGTAGTGGCATTAAATGGATATTTTCCATCACACTATAAATTTGTAAATAATTTATCGGAAGGAATGCAACGTTCTTACTTTAAAGGTTCTTTACAAACATCGGGTTCAACGCCAGATGGTTTAGCTGCAGTTGAAACATTTACAACTAATCCTAACATACTTAGAGTATCTAAAACAGGTAGAGGAAGTGGTGAACCAATACTTGTTGTTGACTAATTGGAAAATAAAAATAAGTTATATTTATATAATATAGAATAAACGAATAAAAAATGGCATATTTAGATAATACAGAAATAACAGTAGATGCAATACTTACCAAAAAAGGTAGACAAAAATTAGCATCTGGACAATCTCTAAACATCACAAAATTCGCATTAGGTGATGATGAGATTGATTATACATTGTATGAGCCGGCACACCCAAAAGGTTCGGCATATTATGATTCTGCTATCAGAGCAATTCCGGTAACGGAAGCAACTCCTGATGAGACTCAAATATTAAGATACAAATTAGTAACTCTTCCAAAAGGAACAACTCAAATACCAATAGTTAAATTGGGTGTAACAGCAATTTCAGTAAATCAAACTGAAGGTGGTGTATCGTTATCACCAACAACATCTCCTGCTGGAAATACAAACGCTGGATACACTGTGGTGTTGGCTGACCAAAGAGCTGGTACATTGACAGTAACCAATGGAACAACTGGAACTGGTACGGTACCTGTTTTCTTAGGTGAAGAAATTACAACAACTGCACAAGTAGTTAGTGGTTTAGAATTTAGATTTACTCCAAATCCTAACTTAACTATTGATGTTGCAACTACATTGACAGTATATGGTAATGATACGGGTGGTTCTGAAACAATTCCAGTAACTGTGATATACAAACAAAGAATATAATAAAATAAGACAATGGCAATAATTAATGATATTAATATAACCTCACAAATTGCAGCATTGGCAAATGGTGGAAATTTGGATACCAACGCTTTGGTATCTTTATTAAACTCGGCATTACCAGCTGGACAACAATTATCTTCAGGTGGTACTACCAACGCAATTGGTATCTACAAAAGATTTGGTGAGTTTGATAAAGTAAACGCAAAAGTAGAAGTTGTAACAACTGGATTATGGTCTAACGATTCTGGTTCATTAACTACATTTTTTACATCATCAACGCAAGTTGCACAAAATAGTGGACAATACTACTATAATGTATATGATAAAAATACAGCAACCGATTCAACTACTGAAGTTCAATTTGCAGTAGCATACGGACACGTAGATGGTAGTGGTTCAATGACATTGAATTTAAACGATAATTCATTACAAGCATCCAAAGCAACTTATGCACAATATCGTTCAATTTTATTAGACCCAACAGATACTAAATTCTCATTTGAAAATAGTTCTACAACTTTAGTTGATTCGAATGATATATATGTTATCAATTTAAGTAGAAATAGATTTAGAGAGAAAATGGATGCTGGAAACTGGTCATTACCACTTTCTGGTTCTAATGGTTTATTTACTTTTATTGATAATAGTGGTAAGAAATTTAGTGATGAGAGTGGATTAAGTGGACGAGTATTTAAAGTTGTTGAAGGTAACTTAAATTTAGGTACACAAAGTGAAGCAACTATTACAAGTACAACCGATGCAACATCTGGTGAAGGATATGGTTTATTTTATCCTGATAGAGGTATTATTGTTCTTAATCCAAGAGCAATTGGTAATAAGGTAGGAAACGTTTGGAACGAAGCATTTCAAACTGTAGGTCATTTAGCACCTGGTGGTGCTGGAGCAACATCTGCACCTGATAATTCAACATCAACTGCGGCTGAACAATATTATCATAAGAGATTGTACTACGCAATTAAAAATGGTAAAGATTTTGAAGCAAGAAGAACTGAAAATGTATCAACACAACATTTCTTTGTAAGAGCAACAAATAGAGAGTTTAACTACTCCAACAATCCAACATATGTAAATGTAGATGGTACATTTAGTGAAACAACTTTTAAAACTGACCCATATACTTACATTACAACGATTGGTTTAATGAATGATTCAAATGAATTGATTGCGGTGGCTAAAACATCTCAACCAATTGCAAAATCATTTGATAAGGAAGTTTTAATTAAAGTTAAATTATCATTCTAATAGAATTAATTAGATAAAGTATAAGACCCCCAATTCGTTGGGGGTTTTTCTTTTTATTAATATTTATATAAAAGTAAAACAAATCAAATGCTTAAACCAATACCAAAATCAGATATCATTGTTAGACCTATAACAGTTTACAAAGAATGGTCTTTGGATGAAAATGATGTATTTCCAATATTTGCTTTAAGTGGAAGTAGTGGTAATTTCGATGATGAGTTTGATGAAACAAGTAATGGATTTTCTAAAAAAAGTTTATACGCATCAATAAAATCACAATTTTACAGAAATTCTTCAACTGCATCAATTTTAACAGAAGTTGGTTTACGAAAATCATATGCATCTACCGATGAAAGAAATTTAGAAGATGAGGTGGTGGTATTTTCAATTCCACAAATATACATTGGTGAGGGTATTAAAATTGGTAGTGTTGTTTTATTAGATGATGATACTAATAGAACTTTAACGGATGATGGTTATTCAAACCTTATAGATTCTGGTAGTAATATTAAAGGTAATATATTTTATGATAGGGGATTAATAGTTGTGGCTAAAGATATTACATCCGGCTCAAACTTTAATACTTTTAGATTAAATTATCGTTCTACTAAAACAATTTATGAAAACGAAATATTCATATCGGTTTTAGAGCATGAATTTAATTATTCTCAAAATCCATCTGCTGTATATGAAGATGGGGCAACTTATGATATGATAACCGTTACTAATAGAAATGATGTAACTGGAGCTAACACATATTCAAAACCAATTTATAAAAGTGGTGTAAAATATGTAAAGAAAAAAACCAATTTACCAAATGGTGATGGTTCTTTGGATTTTAGGATACAATCAAATATAGACCCAACAAAATATGGTAGTTGGGATGATTATGATGAATATATTTCAACAGACCCTACCGGTTCATATTTAGCACCATATATTACAACAATTGGATTATATGATGATGATTTAAATATGGTTGCTGTTGCAAAATTACCACAACCAATAAAATCATTGCCTGATTTTCCAGTAAACTTTATTATAAGATTTGATACTTAAAAAGTTATTGTGTTATATTTATAATTAAACAATTAAAACAATGGCATCTATATTAGAATTATTTGGTGAAAACGGTCCAAAAACTTCACAAATTAATAAAAAAGGTAAAGATAAAACTCCAATATCAGAAGATGGTGGAATGAATTTAGCAAACGAAGCAAATTTAGCAAAAGCTAGACAAGGAAAATTAAATTCAAAATTCTACTCTGATTCGGTAGTAAAGAAATAAAATGAATTGGTTATATGAGGGAAATATTGTTACGGAGGAAGACGTGCCTGTTGGTGCGGTGGGATTCGTATATAAAATAATTCACACTCCAACTGGTAGATACTATATAGGTAAGAAATCACTTACATCAACTAGAAAATTAGCACCACTCAAAGGACAAAAAAGAAAAAGAACAGTAACCAAATCTTCGGATTGGGAAAAATACTATTCTTCAAACGATTGGATTAAAGAGCAAGTAAAGGAAGGTAAAGCTGACGAGTTCAGTAGAGAAATCATCCAATATTGTTTCTCTAAGAAATCATTAACATATTACGAAATCTATTGGCAGTTTCATTATAATGTACTTGCCGATGATAATGCAATAAACGAAAACCTAATGGGTAAATTCTATCGTAGGGATTTACTTTAAACACAAAAGTTATGACAATACCTGAAATATCAAAAAAATACGGAATCTCCGAAGCATATTTAAATGCAAAAGATGATGCAGTACAAATTGCGGCAGCATCTATATTAGATTTAAAAGCTATGGTTGAGCAAAATCATCCAAAAGAAGTTATCACAAAGAAAATGCAGTTTTTAGCAGATTTCTTATATGATGTAAAAAATTCCAATCATTAATTTGGAATTGTAAAATAATCTTCGTATATTTGTAAGATTATAATCCAAATTATGCTATCTGGTAAAAATAAAATTGTAGTTATATCGATTTTAGACACAACGCTTGGTGTTGGTTCATCTCTTAAAGGAAATGAGCAACAACACCATTGTCCATTTTGCCATCATCACAAAAAGAAACTACAAGTCAATTTAGATACACAGCAATGGCATTGTTGGGTGTGTAACTCCAAAGGTCGTTCCATCTCATCTCTTCTTCGTAAACTAAATGTTGATAGGAGGGATTTGGATAGATTACATAAAATCTATGGAGATGAACCAGCATACTCACCAACGGAAGAGTATGTAATCAAACTACAATTACCAAAGGAGTTCAAACAATTACATTTTAAACCATCGGGTCTATTTAATCCAATTTACACCAAAGCAATCCATTACCTAAAACAAAGAGGTATAAAGGATTCGGAGATTGTAAAATATAACATTGGATATTGTGAAGATGGATTATATGGGGGTAGGGTTATTATACCATCCTATGATGAGAGTGGTGAGTTAAACTATTTTATTGCTCGTTCTTTTTATGAGGATGAAAAGATGAAATACAAAAACCCACCTGTCAATAGAGATGTTATTGTATTTGAGAATCAAATAAATTGGAATGAACCTATCACATTAGTTGAAGGAGCATTTGATGCATTTTCCGTAAAGAGAAATGTAATTCCTTTATTGGGTAAATTCCTATTAAGTAAATTGAAGAATAAGATTTTTGAAAAAGGTGTAAAAGAAATCACCATAATGTTAGATTCGGATGCTATTGAAGATTCCACAAAGCATTCAGAATGGTTTATTAAAAACGGAATTAAAGTTAAGAATATAATACCTAACGGCAAAGATGCCGGAGAGTTGGGATACGAAAGAGTAAACGAACTTATTAAAACTACTACTGAAACTGGTTGGGATGATTTAGTCCTTGCCAAATTAAACAACGTATGAGTATAAAAAGAATATATCACATTGCAGATGTTCATATCCGTAATGTAAAAAGACACAACGAATATAGACAAGTATTTGAAAAAATGTTTGAGGAGATTCGTAAGAGGGGAACTGAAGATTCACTCATTTATTTAGCTGGAGATATTGCCCATGCTAAATTGGAAATGAGTCCTGAATTATTAAAAGAAATTAGTTGGTTATTTACGGAGTGTTCTAAGCATTGTGAAACTATCCTTATTGCGGGAAATCACGATTGTAATATGAACAACTCCGATAGATTGGATGTTCTGACTCCAATCGTAGATGCATTGAATCTACCAAACTTTCATTACCTTAGAGATACGCAAGTATATTCAATTGGAGGAATTGATTTTTCAGTATTCTCTATTTTTGATAAAAGAGATAATTGGATTACAGCAGATAAACTATTTGGTAACAAAAAGATTGCACTATTTCACGGACCATTAGATACATCCACAACCGATGTAGGATATGTGGTAAGTAGTAGACACTTTAAGCCGGAGATATTTGATGGGTTTGATTTGGCTCTATTAGGTGATATTCATAAGAGACAAGAAATCATATCGGAAGCTGGATGTAAGATTGTATATGCTGGTTCATTGGTACAACAAAACTTTGGAGAGAGTTTAGATAAGCACGGATTTGTAGTTTGGGATATGGATACTCTAAACTATGAAGAGGTTGATATCCAAAACGAATACGGATACTACACTATGAATGTGGATAATGGTATTGTGCCGGATGTAACGGATATGCCATTAAAACCTCGATTGAGAGTTAAGTTATCCAACACCGATACTGCGGATACTAAAAGAGTGGTAACGGAAATTAAGATGAAGTACAACGTAGATGACTTCACAATCATTCGGACAGACTCATTCTCAAAGAGTAAGACGGGTAATAGAAGTAGTAAGTTGGACTTCGAAGATATATCGGATATTAACCACCAGAACTCTCTCATATCGGAGTATGTTAAACGAATGATGCCATATACTACCGAAGAGGATTTGAAGGGCTTAGAAACGATAAATAGAGATGTAAATAGTAGAATCGTAACGGAAGATATTCATAGAAACATTCATTGGAAACCTGTAAGATTTGAATTCAGTAATATGTTTTCGTATGGGGAGGATAATGTAATTAACTTTGATAAGGTAGGTGGATTGATGGGATTGTTTGCACCAAACGCAGCTGGTAAATCCTCACTATTTGATGCAATATCATTCTGCCTTTTTGATAAGTGTAGTAGAGCATTCAAAGCAGGAAACATTCTAAACAATCGTAAGGATACCTTTAGTTGTAAGTTGGAGATTGAGATTGATGGGGTAAGGTACTTTATTCAAAGGGAAGCAAAGACAGTGAGTAAAGGTAAGAGTGTTAAGGTAGATGTACAATTTTGGAAAGAGAATGGTGATGGTACGGAAATTCTAAATGGAACGGAACGTAGAGATACCAATAACATCATTGAACAATATGTTGGTAGGTATGAAGATTTTGTACTAACTGCCTTATCATTGCAAGGAAACAACGCCCTATTCATTGATAAATCTCAAAGTGAAAGAAAGGAATTACTTTCTCAATTTATGGGATTAACTATCTTTGATAAATTATATGAAACGGCTAGTGAAGATATTAAAGAGGTAACAACACTTATTAGAAATTTTAAGAGGACCGATTTTACTTCCGAATTAGCAGAAAAACAAAGTGAACTCAAAGAAAAGAAAGAAGAGTTTGATACATTGGATACTGAATCTAAAGAGTTGGAAACTGAAAAGAGTGAGTTGGAAAAAGAAATTATCCAGTTATCACAACAATTGACTCCAATGGATGGTAATTTAAACATTGATAGTTTGAATACCAAAAAATCAAATTTAGACCAAAACATTGAGAAGCAGATTGAAAAGATGACAGATAAGGCATCTAAGTTGGAAGAGTATGAATCTGCATTAAAACAAATTGGAGAGGGTATTGAAGAAAGTAAATTGTATGATGATACTGCAATTGATTATATGTACACAAAATTTACAACTCTACAATCCACATACACATCATCACTACACTCTATTGATAAGTTACACATATCATTGGATGCCAACAAAGAAAAGTTATCTCATTTAGAAAAGCATGAGTATGACCCTAATTGTAACTTTTGTATGAACAACGTATTCGTAAAGGATGCAAAGGAAACTGAAAAGATAGTTGGGGAGCAGTTGATTGTATTGGAAGAATTGGAAAGAGGTTCAAAAACAATTACTCAAAATCTACAATCATTAAAGGATGTTAAATCTCAATATGATTTGTGGATTTCTTTAACCGAAAAACAAAAGAAAGGTAACACATTATGCGATAGTACCAAATTGGAGTTAGAGCAGATGGAAACTCAACTACAACTATTCCAACATCAATTGGAAGGAGTTGAGGGGGATATCCAACGTTACAATGATAATTTGGAAACCATTTCTAAAAACAAAGAGATACAAACTAAAATATCAGAACTAACAACATCTAAAAAAGAAATTGAGGGTAAGATAGAAAGTGCTAAAAAGAAACTTTTAAAGTTATCATCCGATACCGGTTCTATTAACACATTTATCAAAGATATGAAAGCTAAGATGGGGGAGGTTAAGGATTTGGAAACAAAGAATCAATTGTACACATTTTATTTAGATGCGGTTAAGAGAGATGGAATTCCATACGAATTGATTACTAAGGCTCTGCCTGTAATCGAAGAGGAAATTAACAACATATTAGGACAGGTTGTTGATTTTGGAATCGTAATGGATACGGATGGTAAGAACATCAACGCTAAGATAGTTTACGATGACCAGGAATGGGCATTGGAAATGTGTAGTGGTATGGAGAAGTTTGTTAGTGGATTGGCAATTAGAGTTGCACTTATTAACATATGTAACTTACCTCGTCCAAACTTCTTAGTAATCGATGAGGGATTTGGTACGTTAGATAGTGATAACCTGTCATCCCTATTTATGATGATGCAATATCTCAAAACTCAATTTGATTTCATTTGGATGATTTCGCATTTAGAACAAATGAGAGATATTGTAGATGGTTTAATTGAAATCAAAAAAGATAATGGGTTTAGTAAGATTAATTTTTAACAGAAGGTAATATATTTTTTGGTTGAGGTTTTGGTAATACTTTTTCTTTTATCAAAGCTTCAACTAAACCATTTAATTTATAACCTTTATCTTTACAAAATTCTTTTAACATAAGATGTACTTCTGCATCAATTTGTATCATTGCATATTTTTTCATAACGATTATTTAACTTTCTTTAATTTTATTTATATTTCTTTAGATAAGTATTAACATAAATATTTATCGTAATATTTATATTGAGAACTAATAGAAATTTCAATGGCAAGAATTAAAAAATACGCTAGTAACCAAACAACAAATTTACAGCCACAATTAACTGAATATGGTACTTTTGTCACAGACCAGTTACCATCATCAATATATTTTAGAATATCTGAATTTAAAGATACATTTACAGGTGGTAAAAACGGATTTCTTATTGAAGGTTCTGAACATTTATTAGAATCTACTGAAATAAAAATAGAAATAATAGATGTAAATGGTAATCCAATTTATTATGAACCAGGTGATGGTATACCTGAATATTATGAAGGACTATCTAAATTAGTAGCTGTTTACATTTATGAGGATACTCCAATTGGTATTGCCAACATAACTATATTAGGAGAATTAAAAACTTATATAGATAGTGAAGGAAATGTACAACCAATACCAGAAGAATGGAAAGGTATTTATAATGTAAAATGGCAAAAAGAATTTAAAGTAAATCGTTTAATAGCAAACGAAGATAGAGTTAGATTTTATAAAAGACCTCAAGTATCAATTACAGAATTAATAAAACCATTATATTCAAATGTAGTTGCTCAAAAAACAAATAATGGTACTGTTAGTGGTATTCCATTAGCACCATTAGAAAATCAACCATTATCCGAATATAGTTTACCAACATCCTATTTATTAACTATAACCGATAATGGTGTATATAATGCTTGGAGTAGTTCGGTTGTTGGAAATACTATAAGTGTACCATCATTGGGATATACAACAACTGCAGATGATATAATAAATAAAACTCAATTAGTTGTAACAAATCCATACACAGATTCCAATGGATTGGTTCAGCCATTTGTAAGTGCACCATATACTACAACTTTTAATTATTTAGAAGGTGTTAATGATTTAGCAACTGCATTAACTGGTTCATTTGCAAAAATAAGTCTTACTGATTTAACATCATTTGTAGGAGATGTTGCTAGAGTTAAAGTATTTAGAAAATCGCAATCAGACTTATCCGACTTTCAATTTATTCAAGAAATTCAATTGGAAGCAAATGAATTACTTTTGGATTTGGATATACCAACTAAAAATCAAGAAAACTACGGAATATTTACATCGGATATTATTAAAGATTATTGGGTAACATCTTCTAATAATTTAACAGCAACATTTAATCAAAGTTATTTATATAATTCGGTTAAATTAAATAGTAATTCTTCGGTTTACAAATTCCATACATCAAAATCAATATCAATTACCGAAGATGTTGAATATACTTTGGATTTTAAAGTTAGAAGTGAAACATCAACTGGTAATGGTTATATTAAAGCATTTTTAAGTGGTTCTAGAGATGGTACAAACGGTAAAGTACAAGTAGAACAACAAATAATAGCTGTACCAGCACAAACGGCAGTTTTACAAAAATCAACTGTAACTAAAAATATAATTGCCCAACAAATGGCAACTGCTAGTTTGTATTTTGAAGTTAGTGGAAACGATTGGTATGTGTCTGATGTTAGTTTAAAAGCATCTCAAGAAAGTTCATTTTCACCCGATGAAATAACATTTATACAATCAGTTCCAAGAACATTACCGGAGGAAACATTTATATATCGTTTTGAATTCTATGATATTAATAACAACTATATACCTGTAAATGTAGAAGAAACAAAAACATTTAACGGAGGTAATTTACAAACAATTAGAAAAGGTTTACAATTACTACCATCATCTTTATATTTTCAATTTGATTCTGGTTCAAATCCAGTTCCCCCAACTTCTATAAACATTCAAGTTGTAAAAACTTTATTAACTGGTTCTGTACGATACACATCTCAATCATTTGATTATGATGGAAGTACTCATACGGCTTTACAATATGCAGGTGGGCAGTATCCTGGTGTTTTAAATCAAACAAATCCTGATAATGTAGTATTAACTGTTGGAAATTTTACTGGTAGTAGAAGTGATAAAAATGTACAATATTTAGAAATAACCGGTGAAGTGGAAGGATTTACTGATACTATTATTATAACAAAAGTATTAGATGGATTTGGTGGTGTAAACTATATTATTAGACCTTATAGAGGAACTCAAATCAGAAATAGTAGTACTGCTTCTTTGGAAATTCAAGCGGTTAGAATTGATGGTATAAATGAGATTATTTTAAATGATACAATTGGAAAACCAAAAGGCTGGCCTACTTATCAACTTCACGTATTGTCAGCATCGTTAGACCCATTGAACGAACCTGAAAGGTTTATCAATTTACAAAAAGCAGTCAATCAAAATTATATTAAAGGATTATCTGTTGGGGAATTGGGTAGTAAACAAATAAACTACAATGCAATATTCAATAGAGATTCTATAAATAAAGTAAGAGTAGTTTATATATTATCGTCTGGTTCAATAACACAACAACCTGCTTTTATAGCATCCGCATCTGTATTGACATCTATAAATTTAGAGGATTTGCAAGATGGTTTGGATTCTGGATTTATGGTATATAATACGGATACGTTTACTATCAATCCAAGAACTCAAACAATATTTACACCTGTATCGGCAAGTGTTACGGGTTCATTTTATAAAAGAGGAACTAACGTAGAACCATTTACCGCATCATTTGAGGTGTTCCCATCAATGTCTTTAAACATAGATTTTGAGCCGGAATATTGGATGTATTATGTAACTGGTAAATTTCATCCAAATATTTCAGTAGTAGCAATTGATGAAAAGAAAAGAGAAATACCATCAAGAGCAGTTTCTAATCATATATACTCACCATTATCACAAAGTAAAACATTAACCGTAACATTAACTTATACCGAAGATTATACATCATCATCTATAAGTTTGGATAAGACATTTACAATTGTACCTGAAGGAAAGCCGGGTGATGAGAGTATTGTATTTGAAGTAGTACCTACCAATGTAACCTTAAACTCAAATGCAGAAGGTACTGTTTTAGATTACAAACCATCTATAACTGATATTAAATTAAAACAAGGTAGTAGATATTTGATATTTACTGGAAGTAGAGCAGCTGGTACATTCCACATTGCATCATCCTCAATAAGTTCACAAAATATCACACCTGGTAATGTACACTTTACATCATCATTTGGGATACCATATACTGCATCATTAATTGTATCTCAATCTTCAAATCTTACTGATTTAAGTGGTAGTATAACATATCCATTGATTATACATCCGTACTATACATCATCAATCTACACACAAAGTATTGTTCAAAACTATACCAAAGCAGTTGATGGACCTCCACCAATTGATGTAATAATAACTCCAACTAATATTACATTAAATGCCGATGAGAATGGTTTTGTATCAACTTTAGCTCCCGCACAAACTACAATTCAATTAAGAGAAGGTAGTAAATTTTTAACATTTAATAGTAATTCAGCAGAAACACCTGGTACTTTTAAATTTGGTAGTACACCTACTCAAAATATTACAATAAGTACTTTGCAGGGAAATGGTACTAATTCGGCAACTGCATCATTTAGTTTATTTAATTATCCACATGTATCGGCAAGTGTAAATTATAATATAATTGCATTTCCATATTCATTGGGACCTGGTCATAGATTTACATCATCAGTATTTAATAGAACTCAAACTATAACGAAGAATGTGGCTGCAACTGCTGCTAGAACTATTAATTTAACATCAACTGCATATACTATAACTTATGATTCGGATGGGCAAGTAGTTAATCCAACAGATGGTATTACATTAGTTGCAACTGCATTTAATACAACTGGTTCTAGATTTTATCAATTTTTTAAAGATGATGTAGCTCAAACACCAATACAAACTACGGCAACTAGAAATGTAGCTCCTGAAGATGCAGTTGCTGTTGGTGAAGTTGCAACTTGGAAAGTAACATTAAGAGATGGTAGTAATTCAGCATCGGCACCAATTAGAGCACAAGCCTCTGTAACAATTGCTGGTGTTGGGGATGGTACTAAAGCATATAACGCAGTTGTAAATCCCGAAAACACTTCTATTGTTTATAAAGTTTCTGGTGAGTTGGAAATAGCTAATACATCTGCAGTAATAACGGCAACAAAAGGTGGAGAAGCTCTAACACATAGACCATCTGGTTTTAGTGCACAATCACAAGACCCATTTGGAAATAATATAGGTTCATTAGGTGAGTATCAGGTAACTATTCATTCTAAATCAAATCATATAGTTTTGGGTGATAGTAAAGTTAGTGGTAGTGTATTGAATGGTAGTACTAACGCAACTATTAGTAATTTAGCAGGATGGGTAAATCCGATTGGAAATCCAACGGGACAGATTGTTTATAGAATTAATTTTGAAAACGGAAAACAAATAACTTTTAAAACACAATCAATTGCAATTCAATACGAAGGAGACACTGGACCTGGTATTGTAATGAGAGGTGTGTGGAATCAAACTACTAATTACATAGGTTCGGTTGAAACAACAAACTATCGTAGAGATGCGGTAATTTGGCCTGACCCTGGTAACTCTGGTGGTAACACTAGATATTATGCGGCAATTAGTGGTAGTGGACCAGGTACCGCAACTGGATATCATGAACCTGTTTACTCACCATCACCTGTTGATAGTGCATGGTGGCAATACTTAGGTGACCAAGAATTCTTTGTGGCAGCTAAGATTGCAATATTCGATGAATCATTTGTTAAAAATACAATTAATATTGGTAACAATGCTGGTAGTCCTTTTGCAAACATTGTATTAGCTGGGGGTAGAGATGACCCTTATATGGCAATTGGACAAAACGGAACTGTTGGTGGAAACGGAATTCAATATGACCCATCTACACACCCTACTATAATTGGATATGATAAGATTGGTATATTTGCTGGTATGTACAATGGTGCAACATACGAACCACGTTTTTCATTAAGAGGAAGTGGTGGTAATTATTTAAGATGGAATGGCAGTACTTTGGATATTAGTGGTGCGATAACGGTAACTGGAGGTGATGCGGCAACACAAACATATGCATCTCAATCGGCAGCAACTGCGTTATCATCGGCATTGACAACTGTAAACGCATTGGCCGCCGGTACTTACAATATTGGTACAACTACATTCATTACAAACAATTTTATATCTGCACCGGTAATTGCTGGAACTGCTGGATATATACAAAAATTATTTAGGGTTGGCGATGATACAGCTGCATCAATTTATTTAGATGCTAGAAATATAGCCGATGGAGCAGCTGATAATTATCGTAGAATATGGATTGGTAGTGGTGCATATGGTATTTATGGTGATTCAAATACTTCATTTTATGTAGATAGTAATAATAGATTTTCGTTAGGTGATAAATTAACATTTACTGGTGGTAATTTAAGTGTAAGTGGTAATATAACTTCAACCGGTGGAAGTATTGGTGGATGGACTATAGATTCCAATTCAATTTTTAGTGGAACAAAGGGTACTAATGGTGCTTATACCGCAGCGGCAGGTAGTGTAACAATATCATCAGAGGGATGGATTTCATCAAAAAATTTCAGAATATCATCAACAGGCGCTGTAAATGCAGATGTTATTGATGTGAGTGATGTGTTAGCTTCATCGGCCTATTTTGGTACTGCTCGAGGAAATTATACAATTGCAATTGATACCAATGCTATGACATTAGCAGGATATTCACGATTCGATTTGGGAGCAGTTGCTGGTATTGTGGGTACATATACATCATTCATTGCATTTACTGATGGTGGTGGTACTCCATCGGGTACCATATTAAGTTCATTTGGTGCAACTGGATTAACTGTAAATGGTGCAATTACCGCAACTGGAAATATTACTGCTTATTACTCTGATGAAAGATTAAAAACAAAATTGGGTAATATTACTAACGCAATTGATAAGATATCACAATTAAACGGATTTTACTATACAAATAATGAGTTAGCAAATTCATTTGGATATACCGATGATAAAACTCAATTGGGTTTATCTGCGCAAGAAGTACAAAATGTATTTCCTAATATTGTATCACTAGCACCATTTGATATGAAGGTATATTTACCAAATGAAACTAAAACCGATACACCACCCGAATCTAAATCTGGAGAAAACTATTTAACAATTGATTACTCCAAATTAGTACCTGTATTAGTTGAGGCAATAAAAGAATTGAAAGCGGAAATTGAAGAATTAAAAAGAAATAAATAATGGCACTACCAGCATCAGGACAAATTTCAATGGATAATATGAACACCGATAGAGGAATAGCATCTGGTACTCAAATTAATTTGGCAACTGCTGGTACTGCTTATAGTGTTTCTTATAATACAAGTGGAACTAACGATTTACAATTTTCTGAATTTTATGGATTAAGTATAACACCTGTATATACATCATATAGCAGTAGTCTATCTACTGGTGCTGAAGCTGGTTGCTATGCTGGAGATTTTTATACCGATTTTACTATAACATTGTTAGACCAATTTGGAAATCCAATAAGTTTAGGTTACGATGTTGATTTTGGAATAAAATTCCTTTTAAACGATGTACAAGATGTTGGTGGTGGTTATTATCCTGACACAATTACTAATGTAAGAATCTTTGCAGGATTTCCAACAGGATATCGAAGATTTTATGATAAACGATATCTAAATTGTAACTTTAGTTCATTATGTGATGGTAGTTGCTATGAAGAATCAACTGGTATGTATATATTTGAAGGACCAATAACAGTAACTACAACAACTACAACAACTACAACAACCGCAGCACCCATATATAGTGGATTGATTTTGTGTGGTGAAACCAATGTAGATTATTATTATACAGGCACTATATCATCTGGTGACCATTTATATAGTGGTGCTGGTAATTGTTATGTATCAACCGGTACAATAGGTTCAATATTTGGTAAAGTTGAAATATTTGGCACAATAAATGGTTGTAGTTGTTAATATATTATGGTAAACACTACTAAAAAACTACGTTATATATGCGCTCAACCTGCTATTACTTATTACATTTGGCAGGTTGAAGTAATGTTAAACAATTTTATGCAGATGGGTATCAATTTAAATAATATTGATATTGTATGCTGGCAACAAAATGATGAACTACCTGAAGAATGGAGTAAACTATCTAACAATTATGAAGCTAGATTCTTTTTTTATAGGGATACTAGAGAAACTCATCATTACATTTCATCAATCCGTCCTAATATTTTAAAGCAACATTGGAAAGCGCATCCTTATCTTAAAGATGATACCATATTTTACCACGATTGCGATATTATATTTACCAAAAATATAAAGGAATGGATAACGGATGAGATGATAAATGATGATAAATGGTATGGTTCGGATACTAGATGGTACATATCACACTCTTATATCAAATCTAAAGGTGATGATGTAATACAAAAGATGTGTGAGTTAATGGAATTGCCTGAAACACTTATTGAAGGTAATGAACTAAACGCAATTGGTGCACAATATCTAATGAAAGGTGTTGATTATGATTATTGGAATAGAGTAGAATCGGATTCAGAAATGCTATTCAAAGAAATTACCGAACAATGTAATGAAAAAGTAAAGAAAGACCCTACACACCACCCTTTACAAATATGGTGTGCAGATATGTGGGCTGTATTATGGGGAGGTTGGAGATTGGGATATGAGACAGTATGTCATCCTAACTTTGATTTTAGTTGGGCTACGTCTGGTATAGATGATTATTATAAAATGAACATCATGCATAACGCAGGTGTAACAAACTCAACATCAGGTATGTTTTACAAAGCAGACTATATAAATAAACTACCATATAATGAAAACATAATTATTGATAAAAATTATGCATCTTATTATTATTGGAAAGAAATATGTAGAACTTCTAAAAAATCAGTATTAACAAAAAAATAATAAATAATCGTTTTGATAAATAAAAAAACATATATTTATATATAAACATATAGAATAAAATTATGGCACAACGTAGTGAACAATTAGCAGAAGAAACTTATAATAAATTAAGAAATCTGCAAGACGAAATAAATAATTTAGTTGTAACAATTGGACAAGCGCATTTGCAAATAAGAGATGCTGAAACTCAATTGAAAAACTTTAAATTCTCATTGGAAAATTTAGAAACTCAATTTGATGAAAAAAATGAAGAATTAAATGAGGTATTGTATGTAATGGAAAAGGCATATCCAAAAGGAGAGATTGATTTAATTAATGGTACAATCACTTACGAAGAAGCTGAATAAAAATTAGGAAATACCAAAAAAGTTTCGTATATTTGTTATAATGAATAATACACGTAAAAAATTGTTATACGTTGCTCCTCACTTATCTACTGGAGGACAACCACAATATCTATTAAAGCAAGTTGAACATTTCTACAAAGATTACCAAATAAAGGTAGTTGAAGTTAGAAATAGTGGGGGTGATGCATTTGTGGTTCAAAAAAACAAAATCAAAGCATTAGTTCCCGTACACACTTTATATGAGGATAAATCGGATATACTAAAAGTTATAGATGATTTTGAACCTGATATTATTCATTTTCAGGAAATACCACAACACGATTTAGATTACGATATATTGGATAAAATATGGGATGATAATCGTAAGTATTTTATTATAGCAACAACACACGGCTCATTTACAGACCCCGATGCAATTATTTACCAACCCGATAGATATGTGTTAGTATCTGAATGGAGTAGAAGAAAGTTTGAACATTTGGGTGTTGATACTATGTTGTGGGAATATCCAATTGAGGATATTAAATACGATAAAGATAAAGCAAAGGAGGTATTAGGATTTGAAAAAGATTGGAAGCACGTTCTTAATGTAGGATTGTTTGCTCCCGGCAAAAACCAAGCTGAAATATTTGAGGTAGCTAGATTGTTGGAAAAATATAAAATAAAATTTCACTTTGTAGGAAACCAAGCTGGAAACTTTGAGGATTATTGGAAACCTTTGATGGATGATAAACCATCTAATTGTGTAGTGTGGGGGGAACGAAATGATGCTGATAAGTTTTACGCAGCAGCTGATTTCTTTTATTTCTCAACACTTTGGGAATTGAATCCATTATCAATTAAAGAAGCACTATCATATAAACTACCATGTATCTTTAGAAGGTTACATACTTATTTGGATACCTATGATAATAATCCATTGGTAACTTATATTGATGGGGATGTACCTGCAACTAAAAAAATTATATTAGAACAATTAAAACCTGATTTTGGTGAAATAGAAGGGTGGTTCTACTATAATCATATGTATAAAGATATAGTTCAAGCTGGATATGATGGGTGTGAATTTGTAGAAGTTGGTGTGTGGAAGGGCAAATCTACCAATTATATGATTCAGAAAATAAAAGAGTCTGGTAAACGTATTCACTTTACAACTGTTGATACGTTTAAAGGAACTGAATCGGAACCTTGGCATAACCCAGTGGTTCAACATTATAATGGAGATTTATTTCCTGAATTTATTGATAACACATTATTATCAAACAACTATGGGTTATTTGATATTATAAAAGATAATTCCGTAAATGCAGCAAATCAATTTAAGAATAATAGTATTGATTATATAATGATTGATGCCGGGCATACTTACGAAGATGTTACAACTGATTTAAAAACTTGGTATAAAAAAGTAAAACCGGGTGGTATTATTAGTGGTGATGATTATACAATAACCGATGGTGTAACCAATGCTGCAAACGATTTCTTTTATGGGCAATTTGATAAAACGTATTATAGGGCATTCTTACGAAAGAAACCTAGAATTCAAATCAAACATTTATTAACATCTCCATTTAACGCAAGAGAATATATTAGTATTGCTTCCATAAAACAATTACAAAAATATGGAATTGATTACACTCAAAGTGTAACTGAAGTGTATAAAGATATTCCACCTACCGAACATTGTAGGAGACCCGAACATATAAGTAAAGATAATAAGCCGGGTGAGTTATGGCCTGGCGCTGGATTGGGTTGGATAACTGGTGGACATTATGGGTGTTATTTAGCACATAAGAACGCAGTTGATAGCTTGGATGATAAATACGATTACACTCTTATATTCGAAGCAGATGCGTTCATTTACACCGGTTTGGAAGAGTTTGTAGATATAGTTCACAAAGCGTGTTTCATTTCGGAAAGAGACGATGTGTACTATATTGGATTGGCAAATAACCCATCTCGTTCAAAAGAAAAGGTAGATGAATTATTTTCACAAACCGCACATAACCAAGACCTTGCACATGCTTATTTGGTTAGAAACAAAGATAAACAATGGTGGAAAGATAGGATAGCAGATTGTGAATGGGATGTTGGTGATTTATGGTATAATCACGTATTTGCTAAATATCCAATGAAAAGATATACTACAAACAAAATGTATAGTAATCAGACGGAGGGATTCTCATTATTAGACCAAACAATTAAAACTTGGAACGTATGATATACGAAAATTTAAAAAGAAATATAAATAATATAACCGAAGTAAAAAACAGCGTATCGGTTAATTTTGTTAAAGGTGCATTTGTAGAAATAAAAGGACCTTACAAAGCAGAGTACACCGTTGATTTTATAGATAATAGGAGTGGTAAACGTATATTTGCATCTGATATTGGAAATAATTGTTGGACACGGTGTACTAAAGAATATTTTGTAGAATGGAAAATACAAATTTATCAAAATGGAAAACTTTGGTATGAACATTTATATGATGCAACTGATAAGAGAGTTTACATCCCATTGGATTCAAAAGCATTGGGTGATACAATGGCTTGGTTTCCATATGTAGATGAGTTCCGTAAAAAACATAATTGTAAAGTTGTAACATCTACTTTTATGAATGATTTATTTGTAGATGAATACCCTGAATTAGAATTTATTAATCCCGGTGAAGCAGCTGAAAACCTTTATGCAATGTATTCGGTTGGTTTATTTTACAATGATAATAACGAACCAAACTTACAAAAAAACCCAAATGATTTTAGAAAACAACCATTGCAAAAAATGTGTTCGGATATTTTAGGATTAGATTATGTGGAGGTTAGACCTAAAATAAAACACAATCCAATTGAAATAAATTCAGAATTAAAACAAATTACTATTGGTGTATTTGGTACGGCTCAACCTAAATTTTGGAATAACAAAGATGGCTGGCAGTATGTAGTTGATTGGTTAAACTCAAAAGGATACACAGTCAAACTAATATCAAAAGAAGGAGATGATTATATGGGGAATAAATTACCAACGGGAATTGTTAAACATCCAAACGGTCCTTTGAGTGATGTAATTGATGAACTTAGAAAATCAAAAGCATTTATAGGAATTGGTAGTGGGTTGAGTTGGTTAAGTTGGGCAGTTAATACTCCAACGGTATTGGTGAGTGGATTCTCATATGATTGGGCAGAAATGCAAGATTGTGTAAGAATTGGTGCACCTGAAGGAAAGTGTAGTGGATGTTTCAATCGGTATAGATTAGATGCTGGTGATTGGAATTGGTGTCCTGACCACAAAGGTACGGATAGACAATTTGAGTGTACCAAATCAATAACACCACAATCGGTAATAAAAGAATTAGAAAAATTCTTATAAAAATTAAAAAACAATATATTTATATATAAACAAACAAAACAATAATATTATGGCATTAAATGTTCCACAAATACAAAACGTAGAGATTGCAACTGCAAAATTGGATGAAGATGTAATTAAACAAATTCAAGAATTAAACCAAAAATCTTCTATATTAATTAATGAGTTTGGTTCAATATATCTTAGAAAACAACAAATTCAAGAAGAATCACTTCGTATGGATGAGTTTTTAGAAAAAGCTAATGATGATTATAAAATGTATCAACAACAATTAAACGAAATTGGAGAGCAAATTGATGAAAAATATCCACAAGGTAGAATTAATATCCAAGATGGTACTGTTCAATATCAACCAGGTGCACCAACTCGTAAGCAATTAGCTGAGCAACAATCTCAACAAGCTAATCAATAAAAATTTATTCTATATTTATATAGTATAAAGAGTAATACTATATTTAATGAGTGAATTATCTAACTTTTTAGTAGAAAGCATATTAGGGGAATCTGCCGAAATGGAAAACGTAATAGTTGTCTATTCTGGTAGATTTCAACCTTTTCATAAGGGGCACTTCGCCACATACAAACAACTTGTATCAAAATTCGGAAAAGATGATGTTTACATAGCAACATCCAATAAAACCGATAACCAAAAATCTCCATTTGATTTCAGAGAGAAAAAAACCATAATGACTAAAATGTTTGGTATCCCATCAAACAAAATAGTTCAGGTTAAAAATCCATATCAACCTACGGAAATTGTAAGTTCATACGATGCAGCTAAGACTGGTTTAATAGTTGTAGTTGGTGAGAAAGATGAACAACGTTTGGGTGGAAATTATTTTACTCCATATAAAGGTAAGGTAGAGATGGGATATTTGGATAAGGGATACGTTTATGCTTCACCTGCTCAATCAAATCCTATAAGTGGAACTGATGTTCGTAATTGGTTAAGTAAAGGAACTGATGACGAAAAGAAAGAGGGATTCTTAAAAGCATATCCAAAATTTGATGCAACTGTTTTCAAATTTATTACTCTAAAATTAGCAAAACTTTCTGAAGATATTAACTTAGATGTGAATGTAGGTGATACTCTTTTGATGGGCAAGTTTAAGAACAAAAGAGTAGTTGTAAAAAATATTGATAAAGATGAGCATGGTATGCCAACTATCAATGGTAAGAAAGCAACTACATTTAGAATCCCACCAAAATCAAACCTATTTAATGAATCATCTAACTTTGGTATGGCTGGTGCTGAACCAGGTGAACCAAACCCAAACTACGTTGCCGATGGACAAGCTCGTATATTAGATAAAGGGAAACCTGAAGGTTGGTTTAGACAAGGTGGATACACCCAAATAGATAAACCAAAGGGTGATTGGATGCGTGGTAAGGGTAGAAAAAAAGAATCGGAATCAACATTTAGAAAAGTAACATATTCACTTAAAAACTATAAAGAATCTGAACTAAATCCAGCGCAAGACCCATACCATACTGAAGATTGGGTAGAAACTGAACCAAAGAAAAAAATTAAAAAACCAAAAAGATTTTGGGAAGATACTGAAATGGATGTAAAAATATCATTAATATCTGAAGAAGAATTAAACGAAATTGCTGAAGATTATATAACCGCATTGGATGAAATGGGATTGGGTGGAGGAGCCGGTGTTGGTTTATCTTTACCGGGTGGATACATAAATGGTGCTCCGAAAGCAGATGATGTTGCCAAAGTAAGTAAGAAGTTGAAGAATAAAGGTATGAGTGGGTATGAGGAGGTTGATGAAGAAACTATTTTAGAATATAGTGGAAATGGTGCATTCTACAACGATGGTAATGCAACAAGTGGTACAATGTGGAATGCTGATTGGGATGATTACAATAATGCAGAATACTATTTAGATAATTTAGAGGGTTGGTGTTTTTATCACGAAGACCCATCTGAATATGAAAAGAAAAAATCAGTAGACCAAAAGTTACCAACGGATGACCAAAACGATGGAAAAACTGATAAGTACAATCGTATATTAAAATACAACTTTCCTAAACCAGAAGATTTAACGGAGATGGCTAAATCTGATTTAGACCAGGTTGAGAAATATGCTGACCAACAATTATCTCCCGAAGATATTGAATTGGGAAAGGAAACTGACCATTTTTTCCAAAGATTAAATGACCCTCGTAATGGTAAACAAATATCAGCAGCCGAATTAACTGGTTTCTTTAAAAGATTGGCAAAAAATAAAAAGAAATTTTTAGATTTTGTAAAACAATATAAGGAGTTTGTAGTTAAAGATAAGAGAACAAACATCAATATTCCATTTATGACAGTAGCAAACAAATTGATTGCTAAAACCATAATGAGAAAGGATGATTTCAAATCTTCAACACCAGTTTATGTATCCGAACAATCTTTGAGTGAAATTACAAAAGGTATCTACGGAAAGAAAATAAAAATCAATGGTGAAATAATTGAATTACAAGTTGAGTTAGTTGGGGCTGATAATAAAACAAATGAATTTATTACAAAAATAGTTCATATTGATAAAAAATATCAAAACAAATATCCAATTGGTTCTACACTAAAAGTACCGGCACGAATATTTAGATTACCCGGCGGTGGTTGGTACAAAGTTAAAAATAAAGCATTTGAAGCAATAACTTCAAAAAATCATAAAGCAGATGGAACTGCTGACCACAATTTTACACAACATCATAAATCATCATCATATACACCTGATTATGGTTATCCTGCTGAATTAGATACAATTGATTTTGATGATGATAGAGAAATAGAACCTGGTCATCAAACGGATACAAAAGATAAACAAAACAAAGGATACGAACCTGTTAAAAAAGTAAACGAAAGTAAAGATTTAATAATTGAAGGTGGGGCTTATGGACACATGCACCATCCGTTTGATATTGAAATGAACCTTACGTTCTCTGACCTAAAGAACATCGTTAAGAAAGCACTTACTGGAGATTTGGATGTAGCAAGAGAAAAAACCGATGGACAAGCATTGGCAATTAGTTGGGTAAATGGAAGATTAGTTGCTGCTAGAAACAAATCACATCTAAAGAATAAAGGTGAGGGTGCTATGACAATAGGACAGGTAGCTGATAAGTTTGCTGGTAGAGGCGGACTAACCGATGCTTACAACTTTGCTATGAGTGATTTATCAAAAGCAATTGGTTCATTATCCGAACCACAAAGAAAAAAAGTATTTAATGATGGAAGTTCGTTTATGAATTTGGAAGTAATATATCCAACATCGGTAAACGTAATTCCATACAACCAACCACTATTAGTATTTCATGGTACATTTGATTATGATATCGATGGTAATATAAGTGGTGAGAATCAACAATCAGCACGAATATTAGCTGGTATGATTAAGCAAGTAAATGCAAGTGTTCAATCCAAATACACAATACAAGGACCACCAATGCAGAAATTACCAAAGAGTGAGAATTTAACAAAACTACAATCAAAGTATATGAGTATGATATCTAAACTACAAAGTGAGTTTGGGTTATCTGATTCTGATGGGGTAGCTGATTATCATCAAGCGTGGTGGAGTAACTTTGTGGATAAAAACGCAAAAGGATTAGATGCACAAGAAAAGATTGGTTTGGTTAAGAGATGGGCATTTGGAGATAAAGGATTCAGAATAGCAACAATACAAAACCCTAAATTAAGAAGTTGGGCAGACAATACTGAAAAGAAAGACCAAGCTAAAATAGCAAAAGATAACCTAATGAAATTTGAAGAAATATTCTTAGGTGTTGGTGCAGATGTACTTTCATTTATGGAATCAGTACTTACCGCAAATCCAACGGAAGCAACTAAACAAATGGTAGCTAGATTACATAAGACGGTTGATGATGTTAGAAAGTTGGGAGACCCTAAGAAGTTGGATAAACTTAAATTAGAATTACAAAGATTACAGGCATTAGGTGGATTTGAAAAGATAGTTCCAAATGAAGGTATCGTATTTGTATATAACGGAAACACTTACAAATTAACAGGAGCATTCGCTCCACTTAATCAAATATTAGGTCTTTTTTACGAATAATTTTTAACCTTTTTTCCAAAAAGTATATACTTATATATACGAATATATAGGAAATAATATGGCAAAAGAATTCAATCGAAAGTACATGCATCCGACTCGTAGAAAGTTATCGGATATGGTATTACGTGGGCAGGAATATGAAACAAATGCACAAATCTCATTATCAGTAAATCCGGAAGCTAATATTACAAGAGAAGTTGGAGAAACTTGGACTGATTCAAACGGAGTTCAATGGGAACAAAAAAAATGGGGTAAGGAGCAGATATCATCATTAAGTGATACAATGGCTGGAGTTAGAAACTATTTAGCAGAACTTAATAGATGTAAAGGTGTTGGATGCAAAACAATCAAATTAGGTAGAGTTGATAAAAAGTTAATATCCAAAACAGGATATTGTATAACGTGTCTTGCTATAAAAGAAACTCAAATAAAAACTGATGGATTGTGGGATGCATACGAAACCTACAAATTAACATCAAATATGATTGACCATGGTACTGACGTACTTGCTCAATTTAATCAAGCATATAACGATGCAAAGCAGGAATATGAGTATGTAAACGAAAATGGTACAACTGAAAAGTGGACTATGGAAAGGCCTGTTGAGGAATTAAAAGCTGAAATATTATTAGAAATTACAAACGTAGAAGCTGAAGTTATACAAGTTACAAAATTAAGAAATGAAGCTTGGGAATTACTAAAAGATAAAAATTATGATTTAGTAAAACCACCTAAAGATTTAGTATGAGTAACGGAATACAACAAAAAAAATCTCTAAAGCAAATTATTGCAGAAGAATACAAAAAGTGTGCTAGTGACCCTATCCACTTTATGAAGAAATATTGTATGATTCAGCATCCGGTGAAAGGTAAAATACCATTTCACCTATTTCCGTTTCAAGAGAAAACATTAACCGAATTTAAGAACAATCGTTTTAACATCGTTCTTAAGTCACGTCAAACTGGTATATCCACATTATCAGCAGGATATGCTTTGTGGAGTATGTTATTCAATACGGATTTCAACGTATTGGTTATTGCAACAAAACAAGAGGTTGCAAAGAACTTAGTAACAAAAGTAAGAGTAATGTACGAACTATTACCATCGTGGTTAAAGGGTGGTGCATTGGAAGATAACAAACTCTCACTCAAATTACAAAATGGTTCACAAATCAAAGCAATTGCTTCCTCACCTGATGCAGGACGTTCGGAAGCATTATCACTTCTAATATTTGATGAGGCAGCTTTCATTGATGATATCGATGAGATTTGGAAAGCAGCTCAATCTACTCTATCAACGGGTGGGGCGTGTATTGCCCTTTCAACTCCCAATGGTGTAGGTAATTGGTTTCATCAAACGTGGAGTGATGCGGAATCATCTATAAATCCATTCAATACAATCAGATTACATTGGACAGTTCATCCAGAAAGAGACCAGACGTGGAGAGATGAGCAAGAAAGATTGTTGGGAAGAAAAGGAGCCGCACAGGAATGTGATTGTGACTTTATTTCATCTGGAGATAACGTAATTGACCCAGAACTCTTAATGTTCTACAAAGAAACTTATGTTCAAGACCCTGTTTCAAAAGGTGGTATAGATAATAACTTTTGGAGATGGGAATATCCTACATCAAATGCATCTTATATGGTTGTAGCTGACGTTGCAAGAGGAGATGGTGCCGATTATTCTACATTCCACATTATGGATATTGTAACGGCAACGCAAGTTGGTGAATACAAAGGCAAGATAGATACAAAAGATTTTGGAAATTTGTTAGTAGCAATATCAACTGAATATAATGATGCTTTATTAGTAATTGAAAACGCAAACATTGGTTGGGCAACAATACAACAGGTAATAGATAGGGGGTATCGTAACCTATTCTATATGAGTAAAGATTTGAAATATGTAGATGTTGAAAATCAATTAAACAATAGATACAGAGCAGAAGATAGAGGATTAGTTGCTGGTTTTTCAACAACATCAAAGACAAGACCTTTAATCATATCAAAGTTGGATGATTATTTTAGAGAAAAGACGGTTATAGTACGTTCTTCTCGATTGATTGATGAATTGTTCACATTTATATATTCAAGTGGTAGAGCGGAAGCTATGAAGGGTTATAACGATGACTTGGTGATGGCATTCTCTATTGGATTATGGGTAAGAGATACTGCGTTAAGATTAAGACAAGAAGGTATTGATTTAACAAAAATGGCAGTAGCTGGAATTACTGCAAATACATACGAAGGTGTGTATTCACCATCTAATATGGATGAGAATCCTTGGAAGATGAGAGTAGGTGAAGGGTTCGAAGATTTAACCCAATGGTTATAGTGTTTTAATATTTTTACATATTTATTGTATATATCAAAATACTATTTACTATGATTAAGTTAAAATCTTTACTAAACGAAGATGAGTATATAGACCAAGCATATGCTATGGGTGATACTCCGCAAGATAATCCAATTGATGATTATGATGAATTGGATGTTGAGCAAGAAGATATGGATGACTTTATTGCATACTTACAACAATACTCAAACGAATTGAATGAGACAAATTGTAATTGTGTGTTTGAAGCAGAATATCAGGGAAGAGAAGTAAAGTTAGGGAAACCGATGCAAGGCGATGTAAAGAAATTTAAGGTCTACGTCAAAAACCCAAAAACAGGTAAGGTGATTAAAGTGAATTTTGGACAGAAGGGAATGGTTATTAAAAAAGACAATCCAGCAAGACGAAAATCATTTAGAGCAAGAATGAATTGTGATAATCCCGGTCCAAGAACAAAGGCAAACTATTGGAGTTGTCGAAAATGGTAAAATAGAAAATTATGGCAGAATTAAATGATGATAGAAGTTTTTTTGGTAGACTAAAGAAATTGTTTGCAACACAAGCCGTTGTCCGAATTGATAAAGATGGGAAACGTAAAGTTGTTGATACAGATGATAGACAGTACAATACAAACTTTATTAATTTAAGAGATAGATATACAAAGTTACAAAAATCATTCTACGAACAACAAGGTGGTGCTCAATCAATGGCATATTCGCAAGTTCGTAGAGAATTATTCAGAGATTATGATGCAATGGATAATGACCCGATACTTTCATCGGCATTAGACATTTATGCGGATGAATCAACTACAAAAGATGAATATGGTGAGGTATTAACAATCAAATCATCTAATGAAAATGTAAAAGAAGCATTACACAACTTATTCTACGATATAATGAACGTAGAGTTTAACTTGTGGCCTTGGGTTCGTAATATGGTTAAGTATGGTGATTTCTTTTTGGCATTGGAAATTGGTGAGAATCAAGGAATTGTAAATGTAAAACCATATTCTGTCTACAATACTGAGCGATTAGAAAATACTGACCCATCAAATCCTAACTATGTTAAGTTTAAAGTAGAGTTGGATGAGATTGGAAAGAAGGAATATGAGAACTATGAAATGGCTCATTTTCGTTTACTTTCAGATACAAACTTCCTACCATATGGTAAATCAATGATTGAGGGAGCAAGAAGAATTTGGAAACAATTAACTCTTATGGAAGATGCGATGTTAATCCATCGTATTATGAGAGCTCCTGAAAAGAGAGTATTCAAAATTGATATTGGTAACATTCCACCGCAAGAGGTTGATAACTATATGCAAAAAATTATCAACAAAATGAAGAAAACTCCATTCGTTGATAGAAATACAGGAGATTACAACTTAAAATACAATATCCAAAACCTTACGGAAGATTTCTTTTTACCTGTTAGAGGTGGAGATAGTGGTACATCAATTGAAAATATTAGTGGTTTAGAATATACTGCAACGGAAGATATTGATTACTTAAAAAACAAATTATTTGCTGCATTGAGAGTACCAAAGGCTTACTTATCTTATGATGAGAACGTAAATGGTAAAGCAACTCTTGCGGCAGAAGATGTTAGATTCGCAAGAACTGTTGAAAGAATTCAAAGAACAGTAGTAAGTGAATTAACTAAAATAGCAATCGTTCACTTAGCAGCTCAAGGTATTGATGATGCTGAAATGGTAAACTTTGAATTAACTCTTACAAACTCATCTACAATCTATGAGCAAGAGAAAGTAAATCTTTGGAGTGAGAAGGTGAGATTAGGAACTGATATTAAAAATATGAATATGTTATCTACCGATTGGGTATATCATAATGTATTTAATATGAGCGAAGATGAAATAAATACGGAGAGAGCTAAAGTAATATTAGATATCAAAGATAGATTTAGACATAACTCAATTGAACAGCAAGGTGAAGACCCAGCAAATCCACCAAAACAACAAAATGTGGAGCAAGAGATAGAGGAGTTGAAATTGGGTATGAGTCAAGACAAAGGTGGTAGACCAAGAGAAGGTAACACATATGGTAAAGATAAACACCCATATGGTAGAGACCCATTGGGTGATAAAGAAAATCACGGAGAAAGAAAAAGAGAAAATAGAAACATATCAACTGCAAAATTAGCAAAAGAATATATAAATGGAATATCAGCTAAAAGAAAGGTTTTGATTGAGAAATCTGGTATGTTAGATGAAAAAAATTTATTAGATGACACAAAAATTTAACAAATAAAAAAAGGTTTATATTTATATGTGTTACTATACGGTCGTAAGTTAAATATAGGGTAAATAAATGAAAAAAATAAAGCACAGTAAATTCAAAAATACTGGAGTGTTATTTGAATTATTAGTAAGACAAATAACATTAGAGGTATTGAATGGAGATAAAACGGAAAATGCTAAGAAGATAGTTAAGGAGTTTTTTGCTCCCGGAACGGAACTTAATAAAGAGTTACGTTTGTATGAACTACTTTTAAAAGAAAAATATAATACGGAGAGTAGAGCAGAGAAATTTGTAGATACTGTATCCCAAGCTCACTCAAAATTAAATGAGGGAAAACTAGCTAAAGAAAAATATGGTTTAATTAAAGAAATTGGTGCTAAATTCGAAATAGAGCAATTCTTATCATCGCCAATTACCAACTACAAAGTATTAGCTTCAATTTATAAAGTATTTGAATCTAAAAAATCGGAAAACTACGATATTAAAGATATATTCAATTCGAAGATTACCCTAATTGAAAACATCATAGCAAGACCTGCTAAAGTAGAAGCAGTTAAAAATGTTGAATCGATTAAGTTAATGGAAACTTATTCTCAACAAGAAAAAGATTTACGTTTATTGACTTATAAGATATTGGTTGAAACTTTCAATAAAAAATATACTAATTTAGATACAAAACAAAAAGGCTTGTTGAAAGAGTATATTAACAATATGAGTAACACAACTAAATTCAAAGATTATGTTGTTACCGAAGTTCCTAAAATCGCAAAAGAACTTAGATTAATTGAAACTAAAGTTTGTGATAAAGTAACTAAAATCAAATTATTAGAAACAATTTCAGTATTAGAAAAAATGAAGATTGGAAAGACTGTTTCCGATTCTCAAGTTTCATCTATTATGCTTTCTTATGAATTAGTTAAAGAATTAAAGAACAAAGTAAATGGAAAATAAATTAAGAGAAATAATCAGAACATTAGTCAAAGAGATTCAATCCGAAGATGAATTGGAGGAAATGACTGGAACTGGTGCAGTTGCTGGTTACAACACTCCTGCTGCATTTTCTAAACCCGGTCAAACTGGAAAGAAAAACAATAGATTAGCTAAAGTTACTGGTGGGACTGTTGTAGATGATTTAGAGGAAGGTAAATTAAAAGAAGATATTGGTGTATTGGATTTAGACCCACATAAATTAAAACCAACAGCAACTCCATCAAAAAAAGAAAATGATAAAGATGAAACTATGGCAGATGTATCTTCTATGGAATTGGTTGAAAATCGTTGGTTAGAATTAAAAAGAGAAGATGCTTCTCCACAAAAGAAAATAGCTGTGGGATTGAGAAGTGTAAAATCTCAATTATCTGAAATTGAAAAGTTTGTTAATTGGTATTCAAGATTAAAAACTGAAAACAATTTGGACAGAACAGGTTACTACAAAAGAACATATAGTAACTTAAATACTATCAAAGAAAGATTAAATAAAATAGCGGAGAAAATCCACTCAATGTAATATGGCAGGTATAACAAAACAAAAACTAAAAGAATTAGTTAAGGAAGTAATGGTAGAAGAAACTGAATATCAGGCATTCTTCCAAAAGGCATTAGATAAAGCTGGTAAATCTATTCCATCTATGAGTGATGATGAAAAGAAAGCATTCTTTGATAAAATTGATGCAGCATGGAATGGTAAAGGTGAAAAATCCGAATCCGTAAAATAATAACAAAATGAAGAATCTTTTAATAGAAACCAAATTATTCGAAGGAAAGGTGCAAGAGGATGCTGGTGGTAGAACTATCGTTAAAGGTGTTCTTCAAAGAGCTGGTGCGGAGAATCAAAATGGTAGAGTATATCCAAAACCTACATTGATGAGAGAAGCTCAAAAGTATGAGCAACTTATCAAAGAACGTAGAGCATTAGGTGAATTGGACCACCCTGATTCAACTGTAATCAACTTAAAGAACGTATCACACAATGTTAGAGAAATCCATTGGGAGGGCGATGATTTATGTGGTACGGTTGAAATCCTTGCAACTCCATCTGGTAATATCCTTAAAGAATTACTTAAAGCTGGTATCCTATTAGGTATATCATCAAGAGGTATGGGTTCTACAAAACAAATGGAAGGAAATAAAGTAGAAGTTCAGGAAGATTTTGAATTAATCGGTTGGGATTTTGTTTCTAATCCATCTACACATGGTGCATTTATGGTACCTGTAAACGAATCGGTAACAAAACAAATTGGAACTGATGTTTGCGGAGATTATTGCAAAGCACAAGATTTAATGAGAGAAATTATAACTGAAATATCATAATGAGCAAGCCATTTGACATATACGATTATGTACACAATAATAAGATTAGCTTAAAAGTAGAAGCTAATAGAAAAGCAACTAATGTAACTAAGGGGTACAATGACATTCGTAAAACTAATTTAAACGAAGTAAAGATTGTAAACGGAAAGTTTAGCATTAAAGAAAGTTTAAACGGAGATAAAAGACCTTTAAGTAATGAGGTTAAGAAACACTTTTTAGAAATCATCTCTACATACAACACATTCCAAGAGCAAATGCAAAGAGCATCCGATTTAACGGAGGTTGCAAATACTTTAGGTGGAATTGTTGAAGCAGCAAAAGAATTAACTTTAAGAGAAACTGCAGATTGGTTTGATGGTGTAACTGTTAAACGTAATATGAGTGAATTGGATAAGATGGATAAAAGTTTCCAAAAGTTCGCAGTAGAAGCAAGAGCAATGGATGAAAGATTACATTCATTATACGAAGATATGGGACATATTCTATCTCGTTACTATGAGATTGCAGATATTCAGCCTGATGTTATGAGAGAAAGATTGGGTTTAAGAAAAAAATAATATGATTCGTTTAACTGAAATGTTTAACTTTGCTGATAGTTCTACTTATGGTAAACTAAAACCACAATTAGGACAGGTAATGTCTAACCCTTATGCAAGAGCATTCGCTCCGCAAGTTAAAGAGGGTGAAGACCACGAAGTATCAATGGCAAATAACACTTTGGATGCAATTATAAAGAACGCAACTGAATTAAAATCTAAAATCGGTGGAAACGAAAAGAACATACCTGCGTGGATTCAAGACCACATTACAAATGCAGGAAACTTTATTTCACAAGCTGCTGAAAACTATCACGAATACGGAAAGAACGAATCAAAGCAACAAATCAAAGAAGCAACTGCAAAGTTTGATTTTGTTCAAGCGAATGGTGTTCAATTCTATGTATCATCTCCAAATAACAATATAGTTTTATTACCACAATCAAGAAAAGAAATTGAAAAGATTGATACCATAAAACAAAAATTGGGTGATGGTGCAGACGAAGATTTTTTATCATTATTACAAATCCGTTTAGAAAAGAAATTAGGAGTTTCAGTAATACCAAACAAAAGATACGCTGGAGCCGGTTATGCATTTGATATTGATACTGAAAAATTATTTAATAAATTATAAAATGATTAAATTAAATCAACTACTTAAAGAGGAAACGTTTACCGCAACTAATAAATCAACTGGTAAAACTTCTGTATTCAAATCTAAAGATAGTAGAGATGCTGCAATCAAAGCAGGTACACATGATACTATAAAAGATAAAGAACAACCATCGGCACCAAAAGCAGCTGGTAGTGATATGTTTGGTGGAGATTATACAAAAAATAGAGGTGGTGAAGCTCCTAAATCTGATGCTGGTAAAGAAGAAACTCCAAAGTATGATTTAGGTGTAGACTCAGTTGTATATAACAAAAGAACAAAGACAGTTGGTATTGTAAGATTGGGGGATGAAAGAGGTGAAACGAAAACTGATGCAGATGGTAATGTAAATACTGATGAGTTAGAACCATACAACCCAATGAAGTTTCCATATCAAAAAGATGCACAAGTTGCACCATCAACATCAAAAGAAATTGAAAGTAGAAAGTTATTCAATCCGTTTTCACAAAAAAATGACCCTATAAAATCAGAACCTAAAAACCAAAGAAAAGGTAATCCACAAGTAAACAAAGAAGCAAAAAAGAAAGCAGAACAATATGGTATTACTCCTCAAAAGTTGGGTAATGAAAAATATAAAGAAGCAATGTTACAAGCAGCAGTTTCTGCATTAACTGATTCAAACTTCCATAGTGAAGCAAGAGAATTAGTTGCAGCAATTGAAGGAAAGCCTGAATTTGCAAAAAAACCGGAGTACCCATCGATGAAAGACCCTAAGTATAAAGAAAAAATGGCAGATATTCGTAAGAATTCCGCAGATGGTTCGATTTATATGAATGGTACTGGTGAGATTGATGATTATGGTACGGATGTATCACAAGCATCTGGATGGGATGGTGTTGATGCAGCGGATAGTATTGCATTTACATTAAGAATGAATGGTTTCCATAAAGAAGCAGATTTGATTCAATCGGTATTTGATAATAAACCATATATGAAAAATGAGGGTACAATTAAATTAACAAAGTTAATGGAAAATGACCCTTGTTGGAAGGGATACAAACAAGTTGGAATGAAAGACAAGAATGGTAGAGAAGTTCCAAATTGTGTGCCTGAAGGAATTGTGAATGAGCAAACATCATATGCATTTGGTAAACAACAATATACCCAAAAAACTCTTACACCATCTCAAATTTTAGATTTAGCTACTGCATATGTAAATGTACCAAATTTGGAAAAAATTTTTAATGGTAAACTTGATAATATAGTTAATGTAGCTAATGATTTGGCTAGATTAAATGGTACTATTCAATTAGATGCAAAAACAAGAGGTAAAAAACCCGCACTTATATTATCTTTATTAAACAATAAATTAATTAGTAAAGATGATTATGTTAAATTGTATAGAAACTTAATAGAAAAACAAATATTGACTGTAAAAAGATTAAAAAATGCAGACCCAGCATCAAGAATGATAAAGGGAGCAGCTGCTAGACAAGCTTATAAAGATATGAAGGGTGAGTTTGATGAAACAGATTAGTTAGTTAAAAAATAAAATATAATTAAAGAAAAGCTTGGTAATCCCAAGCTTTTTTTGTATATTTGTGGTTACTATAATAAAACCCATGGCAATTAAACCATTTTCAATTTTAGATACTCGCACCAAAGAATGGCAAGACCGTAAACGTTGGTGGATACAAACCTATAATATCAAATCAGAGTTAGGTAGGGAAGATACTCAATCAAATAGTAAGTTTTGGGATGATGAAGATACTGTTTCAGTATTCGATGCTACTCTATCCGAAAAGATGTATGAGTGGTTTGTTCCAAAGGGTGGTAAGATATTAGACCCATTTGCTGGCGGAAGTGTGAGGGGAATTGTGGCAACGGAGATGGGATTCAAATATGATGGTATCGATATATCACAAACACAAATAGATGCAAATAGAAAACAATCCGATAAACCTCGATGGATGGGTGGGGATAGTTACCTATTATTAAATGTATTGGAGGAGAATACCTATGATTTTGTATTTACTTGCCCACCATACTACGATTTGGAGGTATATAGTGATAATGCGAATGATTTATCTAATATGGCGGATGCACAATTTGATGATAGATACATTTCTATATTACAAAAATCAGCAGAAAAGTTAAAGAACAATAGATTCTTTGCAGTTGTGGTATCGGAAGTTAGAGAGGTATCAAAGACAGGGGATTACAAAATTGGAAAGTATAGAGGATTGGTAAACAAAACTATTTCAGCAATGGAAGAAGTTGGTTTACACTTCTATAACGATATGGTACTATTTAATTCACAACATCAGGCTGGAAGAGTGGTAGATACATATTTCAAACGTAATCGTAAGGTAGCATCTGTTCATCAAAACGTATTAGTATTTGTAAAAGGAAATCCTGATTTGGCAACGGAAGATATTGAATGGGATGGTACTTACAAATGTGTAGTTGGTGGAAAACAATACAAATCATTCAGAGAAGCGGCAATTTCAATAAATCCAAATGAGTTAGTAGCATCGGAAGTAGAAAGAAGATGCCTTTCACCAAAAACCAAATACAAAGGGTGGCAGGTAAATGGTGAGGAAACATATCCTATCTTAAAATATTGTATAGATGGGTATTACTTTGAGTCTCCTGTACAAGCTGCAGAGTACATTGAATATAGTGAAACTGAAATTCGTAATCGTTTAGAATCAAAAGCTGACCATTATAGACATTGGAAAAAGTTGGAAACTCCTTTAACAACTATTACTTATGATGCACATGAAAGGACTCTAAAGGACATCCAAGTTAGAGATAAGGTACATACGATAAGTTGTGAGGGAGAACTATTCTACACACTAAAAGATGCAGGTGAAAGATTTGGTGTATCGGATGAACGAATCAGACAAAAAATCCAATCGGACAAACATACTGACTATTTTTACTTATTTTCATAGAATCTAATATTTATTCCATATAACCAAAGGAATAATATTATGCCTGCAAAATCAAAAGCACAACAAAGATTTATGGGAATGGTTCACGCCGCTCAAAAGGGTGAATTAGATAATCCATCATCGGAAGTTGAAAAAGTAGCTGATTCAATGAGTGATGCAGACGCAAAAGATTATGCATCAACTAAACACAAAGGTTTACCCAATCATGTGAAAAAAGAAAATATGGAAAAACAATTAAAAGAAATCATCCGTCAAACATATAGAGAGAGTTTGAGAGAATCGGTAAACGAAGATGCAACTGAATTGCCTCAAGCAACAATACCATCCGCTGTAAAAGTTAAATTACAAATGGCTATTGATAAAATAAAAGATTCAAAGTTAAGTAACAATGCAAAATTACAATTGGTGGCACAAGTAATAGATGCATTAGATGTGGATAAATCTCAATTATCAAATATTGCAAATAAGATTCGTTCTAAAATGGAATCGGTAAACGAAGCTAAGATACAACCAAAAGATGATTGGGGAGTTAGATTAGTTGTGGCTATTAATAATAATGTTGCTGCATTACATACATCCGTTATAAGAGAAAAGAAAGATGTACAGCAAGCAGTTGCTGCTTTTGGTAATGTGTTAAAAAATGCTATTAAAGAAACTCTAAAGCACAAATACAAACCACATCCAAAATATACTGAAGCTGATAGCAAAATAAAAACATTTATTTCTGAACTTAAAAAGTTTGAAAATATTGTAGATATGGTTATTTCTAAACCAACAAAATCTGGTATTGTAAAATTGGATGATGCTTGGCGAAATATTTGGAATCATAAATATGGTGCGGCAATTGCGTTATCTGGTGATTTGTTTAATAGTATTATAGAAAACGAATCGGTAAACGAAGCAAAATACCCAACCAATTTATATGTTGGTTCTATAATTTATGGACAAGGATTTACTGGATTAAAAGGAATCGAAGGTGGTAAATACTACAAAGTTGTTGAAATGGATGATACTACTGCAACATTAGCACCATGCGACCAAAAAGGTAAGATAACAGGTTCAAAGAAAGTTAGACATAAATTAGATTCAATCGAAGGTGGTATCAAAACTGCTAAAAGAGGAGATGAAAACGGAATTGTTATCGAATCGGTTATTGTTGAAGATATTAAATCCGATATAAACAAATTCTTAGATAAATTAAACAAACAATTTCCTGAACAAGAATATACTACCGATTTCAAAGGTGGAAAATATGCTAGAATTGTTCAACAAAATAGAAAATATTCTGGAAATCGTTCTGCATGGGGATTTGTAGCAATGGAAGATAATCCATCCAAAGGATTTAAGAAAGGAGATTTATTAAAAGCAGCAGGATTTAATACACCTGCAAAGGGTGCTAGGGGTAATATATTAGATGGTACTGCAAAATATGATAAATACTCACCAGTATATTTAAGAGAATCCGTAAACGAATCAATATCACATGAAGCAATGGGAATCGCTTCAATGACTAACACTAGAAAAGAGGCAGTTCAAAAGTTTATTGATGATAACAACTTAAATGCAAAAGAAATATTAACTCACGTTACCAAAGGCAAATTGCCGGAGAGAATTCGTTTTGTTCAGGCATTAGTTGGAACTCCTAATAATTCTTCTTTCAAATGGTATGTAAAAAATTACACAAACGAATCGGTAGTAACTGAAGGAAAGAAAGCATTCAAAATAAATCCACCAATCGGTAAAGCAAAATATAGTATTAGTGCTCACAATGGTGTATCAAAACACAAAGATGGTAGTGATTTTTGGGATATTCTTATCTTTAAGAACAAAGCAGATTTAGAAAGAAGAGCTAAATATTTTAGAGGTGAAAAATACATTGAAGAATCGGTAATCAAAGAAGGTGTTTACAAATCAATTTTATCAAATAACAAAGGAAAGTTATTCTTTAGTTTAGTTGATGATGAAACTGATAAAGTAACGGATGTTGATGCAAAGGCTTGGTTAAAATCAACTATTAAAGATAAATCATCCGATAACTCAAAAGAATTGGTATTAAGTGCATTAGTAAGACAAATCAATCAATTTAATAAAAAAGTTGATTTTAATATGTGGGTTAATGCTAACAAACCAACTTGGGAAGAAAAGGTTAAATATTTGTTTGATAAGGGATTAGCAAACAACGTAAATAAGACTGGTATTAAGGTTCATTAATACCATTCTTAAAAAATATAGAAAAAACTAAAGAAAATTAAACATATTTTTATGTTTAATTTTTTTTTATATACTTATTGATAACAATAACCTATTTCATATAGGTTTAAGACAGTTGGTTAATGAATACCCATTTATATGAGGTGACCGAACAACCGAACTACCTACATTGAAGTCCCAAATCAAATGACTTCAGAATAAGAAAAACAAAGTAAAAGAATGGCAAGTTCAAAATTATTAAAAGAAGCTATCGCTGACGCTAAAGCTGTACGTGAAACTGCTATTGCCAACGCTAAAATCGCATTAGAAGAAGCATTTACTCCTCGTTTACAATCTATTCTTTCTAGAAAATTACAAGCCGAAATGGAAGGTGATGAAGAAGAAGCAGATATGAACGAAGATAATGATGTATCTAGTGAAATTGGTAAGGGTGATAACGCAGAACCAGCAGTAAACGCAAACGATGGTAATACTGACTTGAGTGGAATCGCTTCACAATCAGCACAAGCTGGTGATGAGTTAGAAGGACACGAAGAAGTAGATGATTTAATGGAAGGCGAAGACGAAGAAGCACCGGCAATGGAAGGTGAAGAAGAGGCTGAGTACGCAGCAGAAGGTGAAGAAATGGCACCTGAAGCTGATGAAGATGAGTTAGATTTAGAATCTATCATCAGAGAATTAGAAGATGAGTTAGGTATGGAAGAATCCGATGAATTAGGATACGAAGACCCAACAGGAGTTGAGACAGCATACGAAGGAGAAGATGAAGAAGCACCGGCAATGGAAGGTGAAGAAGAAGAAGCTCCAGCTATGGAAGAGGAAGAAGAAACTATCGATTTAGACGAAATCCTTCGTGAGATGGGTTACGGAGATGATGAAGAAGTTTCTGAAGAAGAAGAAGCAGGAAACGAAGAAGAAATGGCAGCAATGCAATCTGAATTGAAAGAAGCATATTCAACTATTCAATCTTTGAGAAAAACTATCAACGAAGTAAATTTATTAAACGCTAAATTACTTTACACTAACAAATTGTTCAGAGGATATAATCTAACTAATGAGCAAAAAATTAAAGTTGTAGAGAATTTAGACAGAACTTCTAACGTAAGAGAAGTTAAATTGGTTTACGCAACATTATCTGAATCAATGAAATTCACTGGTACTGAAAGAAAAGTAGCACAAGCTAAGAAAAGCATAACTGAAGGGTTAGCATCTAAGCCATCTGCTTCAACTGCACCGGTAAAACAAATTATTTCGGAAAATACAAATGAATTAGCAAATCGCTTTAAGCAATTAGCTGGTATCATTAAATAAACAAACTAAACAAAAAATATTATAAAATGGCAAATTTTGATTTATCCAAGTTAATGGAAGGCAAAAACCCACAAGCAGTAATGTTGGCTGAAACACGTCAATTGAAATCTAAGTGGGAGAAAACCGGTCTATTAGAAGGTATGAAAGATAGAGACCAACACTCTATGGCAGTTCTTTTAGAGAACCAAGCTAAGCAATTGTTGGACGAGGCAACTCAAACTGGTACTTCTTCTGGTTCAGAAGAGTGGAGTGGTGTAGCTTTACCTTTAGTAAGAAGAATCTTCGGTGAGATTGCTTCTAAAGAATTCGTTAGTGTACAACCTATGAACTTACCTTCTGGTCTTGTATTCTTCTTAGATTTCAAATATGGTTCTTCACAAGGAGCAGCAGGACAATTCGGTGGAAAATCACTTTTCGGTGGTACTAACGCAACTGGTTCAGCAGCTAACTTTGGTAGAACTGATGCAGCAACAGGTGGTTTATATGGTGAAGGCCGTTATGGTTATTCAGTAAACGATGCAACTGTAGCTGTTGCTGCTAGTAACATCACTTCTGCTTCAGCTACTTGGGCTGATTTAGGATACGATTCAGCATTATCAGCTTCTGCAGCTGCTAATAAAATTGTTAAATTAACAATCGCATCTGCAAACATTTCGGCAACAGCTGATACTGAAGCAGTTCGTTCATTCCAAGCGGTTAATGCTGCTGGTGTTGCTGCATTTAACAACACTAACTCTACATTAGGACAGTATAACTTTAAATCTGGTACTAATGTAACTTTATTCGTTTCTGCATCATCTTTAGCATTAGCTGGTGGTACAACTAACGTAATCTATTCTGAAGTTCCTGTAGCTTACGATAGAGGAGATTTTGAAGATTCAACTGCAAACGCTGCTGGTAACACAACAACTGCATTGGATATTCCTGAAATCGACTTAGAATTGAAATCAGAGGCAATCGTTGCTAAGACTCGTAAGTTGAAAGCAGTTTGGACTCCTGAATTAGCTCAAGACTTAAACGCATATCACTCAATCGATGCTGAAGCTGAATTAACTTCTATGTTATCTGATTATATCTCATTAGAGATTGACTTAGAAATCTTAGATATGTTAAAGAGCAACGCATTAACAACTGAATACTGGTCTGCAACTATTGGTGAAGAATACTTAAACAATGGTGCAACTGGACAAGCAGCTTGGGGTGGTGCAGTTTCTGCAATGGCTTACCAAAAGAACACTTGGTTCCAGACTTTAGGAACTAAAATCAATAAGGTATCTAATAAGATTCACCAATTAACATTGAGAGGTGGAGCTAACTTCATCGTTGCTTCTCCTGATGTTTGTACTATCTTAGAATCTATTCCTGGATTCGTAGTAAACGCTGATAAAGATGCAACATCTTTCGCAGCTGGTGTAACTCAAGTAGGTGCTATGGCTAATCGCTACACTGTTTACAAAAACCCTTATATGACTTCTAACGAAATCTTATTAGGATATAGAGGTAACAACTTCTTAGAGACAGGTGCAGTTTACGCTCCATATGTTCCTTTGATTATGACTCCTTTAGTGTACGACCCACAAAACTTTACTCCACGTAGAGGTGTGATGACTCGTTACGCTAAGAAAATGGTGCGTCCTGAGTACTACGGTAAGATTTATGTTAAAGATTTGCAAAATATCTAATCTTAAACATTCTTAGAGTGAATAAAATTGGGGGAAAATGGATTTCCCCCTTTTTTATGCTCTTTTGGGTTTCTAAAACTATTTGATATTTATAGATACACACTAATATAATTTAAATAGAATAACTATCCTTCACAAATATAGTTAGAGAGAGAATGGAAACGTTCTCTCTTTTTTATTTTATCCCTTTCCAACTTTTTTATATTTATAAGAGTATTATAATATTTCAATAAAAATGGCAGCAGCAAAATACTCATTTGTAATAGAACAAGGGGCAACATTAGATTTTCAATTAGATTGGACAGATGATATCGGTTCTCCAATTGATTTAACAGGTATGCATGCAAGAATGCAAGTTAGACCTTCAGTTGAATCTTCCGAAGTATTTCTAAACCTTTCATCATCTCTATCCGATAGTTGTGGAACGGGATTGAATTTAAGTGGAAGTAATGGAACAACTCCATTACAATCTGGTTCAATCGGTGTTTATGTATCTGCTGCATCATCTTCATTATTAACATTTGGTGAAGCATATTATGATTTAGAAGTAGTAAGTGGTTGTGAAGTTTATAGATTATTGGAGGGTAAAGTTCGTTTATCCAAAAATGTAACAAGATAAAATGAGTATTCCTAATGTAAATAAGACTAGGATTAGTGTTGTGACAAAACCCACTAATGTATCGGTCTCATCGGTTGGTATTCAGGGTAAAGCAGGTGAAACGCAAGACCTATCTAACTATGCTATTTTAGATGGTTCAAATAGTTTTATAGGTAATCAATTCATAAGTGGTGGTATTGAAGTAAATAATATTACTTTTGTAGATGGTGATAACGCTACAATAGAAAAAATACCAATAGCATCGGAAATATATTACGCAACATATACATTAGTAAATATTGAAGGGTATAGTACTGGTTCAACTGATACATTACCATCTTCATCATTCAATACCCCAAATGATATTCCGCATCCTTGGACAGCATTTTATTTAGATGCGGGAAATGGTACAGCCGTATCATCTATAATAGCAGGTGATATATTAGCAGGTGTTTCAATTATTCCATCTCAAGTTCAAACTAGAGGTGGTAGTGGATTTGGAAACGTAGTTATCTTAAATTTGGATTTGAGTGCATACGATGATGTTATTCTTCCTGTAACTGGTTCTAAATTTACATTAGTAAGACCTGTTACAAAGCAGGCATTGGAAATAAAAGCAGAAGGAAATACGGATATATTTTTCAATCCAATGGGAAGTGGTTCGGTTATTACAAACAAATCATTTATCCCATCCGTATCAAACCAAATAGATTTAGGATTGTCTACTAGAAGATGGAGAGAACTTTGGATAGGTAGTGGCTCGATATATGTTCAGGATGAAACTTTAGCAATTGACCATAAATTAACAGCAAGAGATGGTGACTTTGTAATAGAAGGTTCAGCTGGATTGCAAGTAGGTCAATTTACATTTCACGACAATTATATAAAAATAAAAGATGCGGCTAGAGATATTGAATTTGGAGTAGAAGATGCAACTGGATATATAAATTTCAATAGACCGTTTGCAATAAAAAGTTTATTAACAGGTAGAACAACTTTTAATGCAACTAGAGAAGGTAGAGTTCAAATTATAACTCCGAATATTCCTGCTGGAGATGTTGGTGCTCTAAGTATCATAGGTAACGCATCTGGTTCATACCAACCTGTTATCAATCCAAGTGGTATGTTACATATTACTTCAAACGATGGGCAGGCGGCGAGAGTAACTGTGGATGGATTTGGTTCTTCTATTGGAGCTATCTTTGTAGGTAGACATGCTAGAGGAACGGCCGCATTACCAACACCAACATTATCGGGAGATATATTGGCTCGTTTTTCTGGATTAGGATATTCGACAAGTAGTTATTTTCCAGTAGTAGAAGCAGTTCCAACAAGTTTAGAATTTCAAGCTACTGAAAATTATTCAACATCTGGAGCAGGAAGTAGAGCAGCATTTTACACATACGCTAATGGAGCAACTAATAGAACGTTATCGGCAGTAATAGATACAAATGGTTTAATATTACCAAATGTACCAACCAATGAAACCGAAAATGAGATTTTAGTTTGGGATAGTGTAACTGGTAGAGTTGGAAAACAAAATGGTGTAAGTGCAATAGATGGTGGAGCAGCAGCTTCAATATTTATATTATCAACGGAAGTATTAAATGGCGGAGGCGCTTAAAATAAATAGGATTAACAATGGCAAGTAAAATACAATTAAGAAGGGATGTAAAAGAAAACTGGGAGTTTGTAAACCCGGTATTATCTCAAGGTGAACCTGGTCTGCAAATAGCAGAAAACCTTATTAAAATAGGTGATGGTGTAAACGCATGGGTGGATTTACCATATTACAACTATTTGGATACGGGCTCATTTGCCGTATTGGTTGGTGATAATTATTTCATAGGAGATAATACAATTGAAGGAACTTTGTTCATATCTGGCTCAACTAACCAAGTCCTATCAGCGGAAGCAAGTATTCAAGGGTTTACTGAAATAATCGTAACTAATAATAGTTCTCTTAATAACGCATCGGCAGATTTAGTAGCAACAAATAATATTGGTAACTATGTGGATTTAGGTATTAATAGTAGTACCTTTAACCAATTCTTAGGTGGAAATAATGATGCATATTTATACAATACTGGTTCAAATTTCTTTATTGGTAATATTACAAAAGGTGATGCTTCACTTCAATTCTTTAGTGGAAACAATGGTACAATAATTCCTTTAGAAGTAAGTGGTTCGGAAGTATTTGTGAATGGTGAATTTTATATTAATGGTGCACCTTACACAACACAAACATCTGGAACAGCAGGTACATCAGGCACATCTGGCACAAGCGGTACATCTGGTACTTCTGGTACAAGAGGAACTGCAGGAAGTGGCGGTTCATCTGGAACGTCTGGGACAAGCGGCACCTCTGGTACTTCTGGTACAAGCGGAACAAGCGGAACATCTGGTACAAGCGGAACAAGCGGAACATCTGGTACGGATGGAGTATCTGATAGGTATCAAACAACATCAACATCATCATATACTTTGGGTGGTGGTAATCAAACTATATTTGTTGAAGCTGGGTTAGGATATTCAATAGCACAGGATGTATTATTAGCATACAACTCATCAAACCATACAATTGTTAGTGTAATTTCATATAACAAATTAACTGGTGAAATGGTATTGAATGGCGCATCCGAAGTAACTGGTACTGGTACATATAGTTTATGGAAAGTAAACTTAGCGGGAGCAGCTGGTGGTGATGGTACTTCTGGTTCATCTGGAACTTCTGGTATAAATGGTACATCGGGAACTTCTGGTACATCGGCAACATCTGGTACGAGTGGCACTTCCGGTTCTTCTGGGACAAGTGGTACATCTGGAACTTCTGGGACTAGTGGTACGGATGGTACGGCTGGTAGTGGTGGTACGGCAGGTACATCAGGAACGTCCGGGACTAGTGGTACAAACGGAACTGCTGGTAGTGGTGGAGCAAATGGTACAAACGGATTAGATGGTACATCTGGTAGTGGAGGCACATCAGGGACAAGAGGAACGGCTGGTAGCGGTGGTTCATCTGGTACATCGGGAACTTCTGGAACGTCTGGTACGTCTGGTACAAGTGCAACAAATGGTACTGCAGGAAGTGGTGGAACTGCTGGTTCTTCTGGAACATCAGGAACATCGGGAACGTCTGGAACGTCTGGTACATCTGGTAGTGATGGAACTTCTGGATATGATGGGGATAAATACAAAACTACATCTGAAACTGAATTTACTTTAGGTACTGGTGGAACTATATTTGTTGAAGCTGGACTAGCATACACAATAGCACAGGATATTATTATAGCATTTGACCAACCAAATCATCAAATATCACCAATCACATCATATAATATTAGTACTGGTGAGTTGGTATTCGGAACTCCTTCTGAAACAACTGGTAGTGGTACATATTCAAGTTGGACTGTAAACTTAGCTGGAGCATCTGGAGGTGATGGTACATCGGGAACGTCTGGAACGTCTGGTTCATCAGGAATATCTGGGACTAGTGGTACATCTGGAACAAGCGGCACCTCTGGACAAACTGGTATAAATGGATTAGATGGAACGTCTGGTAGTGGTGGAACATCTGGTTCTTCTGGAACAAGAGGAACTGCAGGAAGTGGTGGAACTTCTGGAACGTCTGGTTCATCTGGAACGTCTGGTTCATCTGGAACAAACGGCACGGCAGGTAGTGGTGGTACGGCTGGTACTTCTGGTACATCAGCAATACTAACTGCATATACTGGTTCTGCTGTGATAAGTGGTTCATTGACGGTGACTGGTTCTTTTAATATAAACGATGGATTTTATATAAGTGGTAGTAAGCAATTCAACTACGCAATGATGTACCATACGGCATCTCAAACGGTAGGTTCAACAACAACGGCATATCCGTTTGAATTATCAACTATGGATGGTAATAGTGGAGCATTTGAGGTGGTTCGTTCTGGTACTAGGACAAGTAGAGTTTATACAACTGTAACTGGTTGGTATAATATAGCATATACTGTTCAATGTACAAAAAGTGGTACTAGTACTGCTGAATCAACAATTTGGATAGAGAAGAATGGTATTTTGGAAACTTATAGTAGTAATAGAAGAACATTGACTGCAGGATATAATACAACTGTAAATAAAAATAATATACTATACCTAAATTCTGGTTCTTATTTTGAAGTAATGTATCAGGCCGAAAGTACAACGGTATCATTCCCAGCCCTTGCCGGTGGAACAACACCAACAACGCCCGCATCACCATCTATAATTTTGGTAATAACACAACACGCATAATTGCTATAAAGAATGAAATTAGAAATAATACAACCACAATATCAAATTAAAGTATCTTCTGTTGGAGTTGCTGGGATTAATGGTACATCCGGTACATCTGGTATTTCTGGAACGTCTGGTGTAGATGGTTTAAGCGGAACTTTCTTTGGTAGTAGTGGAACTTCTGGTGTAAATGGTACTTTCTTTGGTAGTAGTGGTACTTCTGGTGTAAATGGTATAGGTACTGATGGAACAAGTGGCACATCAGGCACATCGGGTTCAAATGGTATAACTGGAGCAGGTGGTACGGCTGGTTCATCTGGAACATCAGGTTTAAATGGTACATTCTTTGGAAGTAGTGGAACATCTGGAGTAAGTGGAAGTGGTGGCACAAGTGGTACATCAGGAACTTCTGGAGTAAGTGGAAGTAGTGGGACTAGTGGTATAAGTGGTAGTGATGGTACAAGCGGCACTTCGGGAACGTCTGGAGTAAGTGGAGAAAATGGTAGTAGTGGTACATCTGGAACTTCTGGTGTTAGTGGTAGTGAAGGTACATCAGGAACTTCTGGTACAAGCGGCACTTCTGGAACTTCTGGATTAAGAGGAGATTCTTTATTCGCACTAACTGGTTCTAAATGGGCAACAACAAATACAATAGAGATTACGGGTTCATTAACAGTATCATCATCGGGTACTTTCACAAATATCGGACCTGCAAATTTTATAGGAAATCAAACAATAACTGGTTCATTAAGTGTAAGTGGCAGTTTAAGTATTGGTGGTGATGTAAGTGTCCAAAGTTCTGAAACCATAGGAAATTTTATAGAACAAAGTATATTTGTAAATAAAAAAACTGAGGCGTTTCAATATTCTTCTTACAACGGAGGACCTCAACTTAGTTTAGATATAGAATATCAAAAGCCATTAACTACGGGAATTGGTATTAATACATTAGCAATTGGATTTGCCGATGAAACGGTACAAACAACGGCATTTATTCCAACAACATACGCAACAACCGGTTCAAATGAATTTAATGGTAACCAAAATATAACAGGCTCTCTTATTCAAGGATTGGGGAATACAGCATTAGGAGAAAACTCACATGCCGAAGGAGATAGTACGCAGGCAATAGGACTTTTTTCACACGCAGAAGGATTAGGAACAATAGCATACGGAGGCCGCTCACACGCCGAAGGTAGAGATACATTAGCATCAGGTTCATATTCACATGCCGAAGGTTATCAAACAATAGCATTAGGCGATAATCAACACGTACAGGGCCAATATAATTTTGTATCACCCGTACAATCCGCTTTTATTGTAGGTAATGGAATTGATGGTGATAATAGAAATAATCTTATATACGCAGCAGAAAATGCAGTGGAGATAAGTGGTTCATTGAATGTAAGTGGTAGTGTTAAACTTTCTAGAACAAATCAAAATGGTGATTCTGTAGACCTTATAATAGGAAACATGAATGAATTTGGACTAGATGGATATCAAATAAAAGCAAGTGGTTCTACTGAAAACCCCCTCTTTTTAATATCCAATTTGGCATCTGCAATGGTTGCACAGGGTACAGTCTCAAACCCCGAAGATACTTCCGTTTTTACAACTCAAGTAGTTGGATATGCAAATATTGATGGACCTGAAGCCAGACTTCAATTAAATAAATCGGGTTCAATTGGTGCATTTTGGTTCTATAACTACGATGCTACTTCTAAGTTTCCTGGTGATATTAATATTGGATATGATACTATATTAAGTGTACCATCCACATCTGGTTCATTGAATATAAGAAATGGTAATATAAATTTAAGTGGCAGTATAAATGTAAGTTCATCATTAACCGCATCTCTAAGAGAAGGGTATGTTTGGGTTGGTGACAATACTGGAAAAAACACATTACAAATAGCAACATCTTCATTTGGTGTAGGTGGAGGAGCTGATATAACTTTATTAAATAATTACACTGGTTCTTCTATTGGAATTGATGCTGGATTGATGGCATATACGGCATCATTAAAAGCAGTAGTATTGGTTAGTGGTTCATTGATAGCATCATCTTCATATAGTGTAGTATCGGATAATGCAAGAACAATGTTACTATATTCAAATACGCAAGATTTTGAATCGTATTTATTATTCTCAAACGCAGTTGCGGTAAATTCAGCTACAATCGCTGGTAACAATAATATAAGATATAATTCTTCAACAAATGTATTAACTGTAGGAACGGTATCGGCAACTAAATATTTAGGTGGTGTTGTTAGTGGTAGTGCTCAATTAACTGAATTAAATACATATACAGGTTCTAATGATAGTGTAATAAATAGAGTATTACAAACTACTGCATCTTTAAATACATACACCGGTTCTAACGATAGTGTGATAAGTAGAATACTACAAACTACTTCATCGTTAAACACTCTAACAGGTTCAATGATTGGTATTACAAACGGATTGATGGCTTTAACTGCATCAATGAAGGCAGCAGCAATTGTATCATCATCAACACAAATACAAAATTATTTCTTATTCGCACAAACATCATCGGCAAATACTTTTTATAATAACCAAACAATTAGTGGTTCGTTATTTGTAAGTTCAACTGCAATAAGTAACGCAACTTTATTAGCAGCTTCTTCAAATTTAACATTGAGTAGTGGTAGTAACTTATACATCTACAATGGTGGGTTTGCTGATATTAGTGGTTCTTTAA